ATATATAATATATATAAATATAATTAATAATATATAATAATATTTTATAATAACTAATTAATAATTAATAAATTATAAAGATAAAAATAATGGGGAGAGCTTTCGCTCTACCCCATTATAGTAAAATCTAGGTTTTTCTTAGATATTTTCAAAAGAAGCACCTGTTGGTGTGATAATGAATTCAACATCAATGAACTCTAAAGCTCTAGTTGGTTTGATATAAATCTTACCTCTTAAAGTGTTAGCATCAATATCTTCCGGATCATTAGAAACACTTACACGGAAATCGTATAAACCTCTTTCTTTTTTGATTGATTCTAAAATTGGGTTAACCAATCTTAAGAATTCATTTCTTACTTGATCATCGTTTTGTTCAAACATCAATCTTACCGCAACTGCAGAGATTAACTTTCTAGCTCTTAATAACAATCTTCTTACGTTGATTCTATCTAAAGCAGATTCTCTAATTTGTAATGTTTTATTACCCCAGATAATTGTTCCGGTATCAGAGAATGTCGCGATTGGGTTGATTCTGTTTTTGTATAGTTCATCTCTATCATCTAACGTTAATTTCTTAGCCGCTTTGATTGAGTTTACTAAACCTCTAGAATAACCAGCTACTGCGAACCATGGGTAAGATACATTATCAGTCAATGCAATGTTTTTCAATACTTCCCCTGTTGGTGGAATGTATAATTGTGTTGCATTATCTGTGTCTCTTACTTGGATCCAAGGCCAGTATGTCGCAGAATAGTTAGAATCTAATCCTAAATCATCTAATGCGGTAACTGTCTCATCTGTTGTTGTGAAGTTAGGCGCATCAATGATGTATAATGAATCCGCTCTATCATTTTCGATAATTTCGATTGTTTTAGTAACTAAGGCACTATGGTCGTTCCAGTTAATACCTGGTGTAGCAAATAAGTTAATATCAACTGCTTCAGGATTAGAGAATGTTTCAACACCTTTTAAGAATGCATAATGATCTGAGTTAGCAACTGTGTCACTGAATACCCCACCATTATCAGCATGGTTTCTAGTATATGTTAATTTTCCAAAGATATATGCATCACCTAATGTTTTAACATTTCTATAGATGTCCCAACCATCAAATCCACCAAATACTGGCATTGTAAATTTACGGTAAGCCGAAGTGTCTAATTTACCTTTATTTGAACCTTCAAGATCATATGCTGTAGTTTTGTATAAAACCTCATTGTTTGTCCCCAAAATTGATGCTGCATTAGATGATAAGTGGAATCCATAAGTCGCAGACCCTGCATCAGCTCCTTTATAAACTAACATATCATTATCATATTTGAAATGTGCGTCAGTTGAGAAACCTAAAGTTGTTCTTTTTACTTTATCACCATTAGTGATTTGAGCAGTACCATCAGCGTCATAATATAAAACATCACCTGCATCATAATATTTTGTTTTAAATGTAACACCACCAATATTATCTTTAGTTGTAAATCCTTTAAAACCAGCAGGAACTGCATCAACTGGGTGATCTTCAGAAAGAACTAACATGATATATTTCGATCTTAATTCATACTCACCATCTGATGTACCAATTTTTCTACCAATGTAACCTGGCATATCTGGATTCATAGAACATCTAGTGTATTTTTCAAGCACAACTTGATTAGCGTCAGTATCATTAAAGTCACGAACTAACACATTAAATTCGCCAGTGTCTAAATCAATATCTTGAATTGTTACTTTAACTTCGTAGTTTGCTGAATTACCATCAGAAACTGTTAAGATTTGGAATAAGTCAGAAACTTTACCACCTCTTACTTCAGAAACAACGATAGAAGAACCAGGAGTGTCCCATTCTTTTACAAAATTATCACCTTCAGCATTTACATATGTGTCAACACTAAGACCTCTAATAATTCCTTGTTCGAATAAATTAGAAACTAAATTAGGATAAACCTCATGAACATAAACCGGATATTCTGTTTTATCTTTGTCGAATACGTCTTCACCAATAACTTTGTTAATATATTTTGAAGATGCTTTATCTAATGAAACTGTAAAATCTCTTACGTCATTATCAACATCAGTTACACTTAAAGTGAATTCTGCTAATGGGCTTTTTGAAATATTTGCGCCACTAATACTAATTGCACTATTTCCAGTTACTCTATGTGTTAATTCCTCAGAAATGTAAGAACCACGTGATCTTAATAAACAAACAACTGCGTCAGCATATTCTGTGTTTAATGATGCATCATATGTAAATTTAGTTACATTGAAACCAGTAAAACCAGTTGATGCTTCATATTCGAATAAATAAGAATAAACAGCATCAATTGTTGAATCGTCCCCTGGCGTTGCTTCATGATAAAATGTGTTATACCAATCTTTGTTATTGTTGTCACCAATAGGTGATGTTAATTTACTTGATAAACTTAAACCACTAGTTTCAGTTGAATCAACTAAACCAATAGTAAACCATTCACCATTTGAATAAGCACCAGATGAATTAGTTCCACTTAAAAGATATTCAGTGATTGTTGTACCTTCAGTAGATGTTTTTCCAGATAATTCAGCATATATTGTGCTATTATCAATCTGATCTAATGTTCCAACTTGCATTGTGATACCTGTTGTAGTACTATATGATGTAGTATCTACTGTTACCCCACCTAATGTTTTAATACCGTAAGTAGTATCTGGTTTGTAACCAGTTAAACCTAATACACGAGTTACAAATAATTGATTTGATTCTTGTAAATATGATTTTGCTACATAAGGTAATTGATATTTTGGTAAACCTAAGCCGTCTTTTGCAGGCGAAGGAGACCCAAAATAAGTTTTAAATTCGTCAAAGTTTGAAATAAGTATTGGTTCGAAAGCTGGACCTTTTAAAGTCTCACCCACTAATCCCAATGTAGTTACCCCAACACTTTGAGCTACGAATGTTAGATCCTTCTCTGATGTGTAGACACCTGGAGATACGAATACTCTGTTTGAATTTGCCATTGATAATTTTTTGGTTAAAATATTTTTATTCTTATCAAATAAATATCTTTGTTTTTAGCAAAGATTTCGCAAATTTTATGTATTTAGGTTGTATTTGTTGTTTTAGTCTTTTTTTTAGTATAAATAAGTGACCCCAATTCTAGATCCTACAATTGGTGTGTAGTTTAATATTATAGTTGATTGACCTGTAATGTCAAATCCAGAACCCTCTTCTTCAACTAAACCATTAATATCTAAACTGACAACACTACTAATTGCACTTAAAACCGTGAATTCTAATGTTGACCCATCATATTCAAAATATTCTGTTGCCACTTGTATTGGTTTACCATAACTGTCAATGATAACACTATTTCTACCTTTGTAATATGTGACAACAATTACACTACCCTCAATTGGTGGACTGACAAAAGAAATTTTAGAAGTACCTGCAATATGGAAAAAATCAACATCCCTTTCTTGCATCAAACCATTTATAGTTACACTAAATAAAATACCGATACTTTCACCAACACTAAACATAGTTTGTAAACCATCGGCCGGAAATGAGACTATAGTTAGGTCAATTGTTTTATTAACATATTTTTTTTGATAATTCGTATTTTTTGCAAATTCTGTCATTAAAAACATTCTGCTGATTGCTGGTTTTACTTCGAATTCATCTTGGTCAATTAAAAACCCTAACATCGTAAATTGATAGTTTTGTAGATAATATCTACGACCATCTATTTGATCAATCGGTGAATTATCTTCAACTTTTTCAAGAATAATTGGAATATAGTGACCTTTAACAGTAGTATACGCCTGTCTAGAAGCAAACTTTCTTAAAACAATTTGATTCAATTTATTTAAATCTCTGAATTTAGTACAAACAATAGTTACCTCATATGTAATATCAACCGGTATTGGTTGTGGTATTTTATAAATGTCTGCACCCATTTGTGTTCCGTTCCATGTAGCAACAGAAGCGTAATGAAAATTTTGTCTTTCCGGTATTGTTCTAATAATTGACGGGTTAGATCCTGGCTGTACATCTGGTCGTCTAATAATACCAATTAATGGTACCTTCATGTTACCATCGTCATCGGAAAACTCCCAAGTGTTAGTTATTTGTGACCATCTTTGAATCGTCATGATTTTTGGTATAACTGGAATTTTAGTCCCACCAGAAATTACTTGAAAATTTGTTTTTACAAAATCTAGCATACCCGAATCTAAATCGTCATGTAACACAGAATCAGGTAAATATGAATCAGATTTTGTAATCCTATCTAATAGTTCCTGTCTTCTTTCTGTAAGTTCTTTACCTTTGTAGACTTGTATGTTATTTTTTCTTTTTGGTACTGCCATGTTATACTCCTCTAAATTCTTGTTCTTGAGCTATTGCACAAGTTATTGTTCTATAATATGGTTTATACCCAAATAAATTGTGTTTATTATCTGATGTTACTTTACCGTCATTTGTAACAGTATAATATCTCATTTTACTTTCCGTTTCTGGGTAACCAATAAAGTCACCATATTTTATGTCAATATTTAATTCTTCAAGATGTTTTATGTAAATTGAAAGAATTAAATTACCTGGCTCATTGAATCTTAATAACCCAGATTTATATGAATTATTTTTAGGTTCTTCAATCTTAACTAACGCGTTAATTTCAACTGGTGGGAAGTATTTAATTTCATCAATACCAACCTCACCATAAACATCATCTTTATCGGTTTTTTGTCTATCAACTCGGTACAATACCAATTTCATGTTTAAATCACCATGAAGGTACTCTTGGCCAATCTGTATTTGCAAATCAAAGTCTTCTTGACCAAAAAATTTGCTTAATCTCGTTATAGGTAGTTTGTTATCCATACAGTAATAAATAGTTTATATTGTGTTTGGAAATAGTTATATTAAGAATTATGGAAACAAAAATACCAGAAGTTGTTGCTAGAGAAATTTTAGTGTCTTATGACGGGTCAAATAATCAGATATTAGACTGGAAAAGAAAGATGGTAGAATCAAAGTATTTTAGTCTTTCTAGAACACAAGCCGACTACATTATTAAACACGAGAAGATAGTTCCAAAAATAGCAAGGAAGTATGTTAAAATCGTGTCAAACTTTGGTGAAAAATTAAGAGAAGACAAGCTATTGGCCAAAATACCAGAAAAACTATGGTTTGAAAAATTATTGTGCGAATCTGACAAAGCTTACCACATTTGGGGTCGAATTAGTGATTCGGATAATTTACATGCTTTTTGGATTCCTAAAGCCGCAATTATACAAGAAGAAAAAAAATTAAATAGAGTCGTTGATTATAGCCCTTATGATTCTAGACCACCAATGGAACATCAGAAAGAAGCGGTTGAAAAATTATTAGCAAACAATAAATTTATTTTAGCTGATGACATGGGTCTTGGTAAAACAACTGCAGCTGTTATTGGTGCACTAGAAAGTGGTGCAAAAAAAATATTGATCGTTTGTCCGGCCTCACTTAAACTTAACTGGGAGCGCGAGATAAGAAATTATACTGACCGTCGAACATTAGTTGTTGAAGGTAGGAAGTGGGGGTCGACTTTTGACTTCTACATTATCAATTATGACATTCTAAAAAATTTCCACACAACAGATAATAGCGAAGATAGTGAAGCATACAAATTAATCATGAATGAAGGATTTGATTTAGCAATTGTCGATGAGGCGCATTATATTGCAAATGCCACCGCACAAAGAACAAAGCTTTTAAATGACATATTAAGTATGATTCCTAAGGTTTGGTTGTTAACGGGCACACCAATGACATCTAGACCAATCAACTATTTTAATTTACTTAGTATTGTTGATTCACCATTAGCACTTAACTGGCAAAGTTATGTTAGAAGATATTGTGCTGGTTATCAATTTACTGTTAAAGGAAGAAAGATATGGAATACTAGTGGTTCATCTAATTTAGATGAGCTTAGAGAGAGAACTAAAAATTTAGTTCTTCGTAGAATGAAAAATGACATTTTAGATTTACCAGAGAAAATTATTGCCCCGGTTTATTTAGAATTGAAGAATACGTACTATGACGAAGAATTGGAAGAATTTATGCGTATCTCAAAAGAAAATAAAACTAAAGAAAACATCTCTGTCACATTAAATCGTTTAATGAGAATTAGACAACTTATTGCCGTGGAAAAAGTACCGTATACTTGTGAATTAATTGATAAATTTATTGAACAAGGTAAAAAAGTAATTGTTTTAACTAATTTCACCATGTCATTAGATATGATTCATGAAAAGTATAAGAAAAACTCGGTTACTTTAGATGGTAGAATGCACAAGGATAAAAGACAGGAAAATGTTGATAGATTTCAAACTGACGATAAAGTAAAGGTTTTTATTGGTAATATCAAAGCAGCAGGTGTTGGGATAACATTAACTGCAGCTGAAGTGGTTATTATGAATGACCTTTCTTTTGTTCCTTCTGATCACGCACAGGGTGAAGATAGAGCATACCGTTATGGGCAAAAGAACAGTGTGTTGGTTTATTACCCAATTTTCGATAATACAATTGAAAGACAAGTATACAACATTTTACAGAAAAAAAAGAAAGATATCGATCAAGTTATGGGGGACGGAGAATATAGTGATACTTTCGCATCAGAACTTCTTAAGAATTTAGTATAGTTTTATTTGTGTTCTGGTATTTATTATAAAAGATTTAATCGATGAGCACAATTATTAACGGAACTGAAAGAGAAAAATTATATACCCAAATTTTGCATTTGTTGGGAATGCCAGTTAGAGGCGTTGAATTGACAGAAGAGCAAATGGATACGTTTTTAGAGCTTTCTATTAACGAATATGATCAAATGGTCAACGATTGGTTAATTGAGTCACAGTGGTCTTCTTTAGTGGGTCTAGATATGGACACTCAATCTATAGCTAATGCATTCACAACAAGAAACATGAATTTTGAAGATCAATTTACATATTCATATTCTAAAATTGTTGGGTTACAAGCTAATGGTCCTTGGGTTCTTAAAAAAGATTATATTGAATTAGTTTCTGCTCAACAAGTATATGAAATACCAGCTGGTCGTGAAATCAATGAATTATTATGGTTTAGCCGCGCAGAATTAAGTGACTCTATTGTCGACCCATTTTTAGGTGGGTTTGGTGGTCTAGGTGGTGTTGGATTCGGTGGTGTCGGTGGATTCGCACAAGTAGGTGCTTCTGGTTCTTACTTTATGCTACCAGCATTTGATCTTTTAATGAGAATGCAAGATAGAAATTTAAAAAACCGTTTAATTGGTGGTGATCTAACATATAGAATTACCGCTGGACCTGAAGGTAAAAAATATGTTCACTTATACAATGTACCGGGTGGTAAATTTGACTTTGGATCCATATCACAAAACAATCAAAAAGTTTGGTATTGGTATTATGACACATTCGATAGAGATTCTTGTTTGCAAGCAAATAAAGATGTTGTTAAATTACCATCAGATGTAACGACAGATGCATTAGTTTGGTCTGATTTAAATAGACCAGCACAAAACTGGGTAAGAAAATATCTTACAACATACTGTAAAGAAACTTTGGGTAGAATATATGGTAAATTTTCTGGTGATCTTAAAGTACCAGATAGTGATGTAAAATTAGATTACACAACATTATTAACAGAAGCAAAAGACGAAAGATTAAAACTTAATGAAGAATTAACTCAAAGATTAGAACGTCTTCGTCCTGATAAAATGTTAGAAAGAAAAGGAACTGAAGCAGAGAATTTGAACAAGGCCCTGAAATACAGAGCCATGCCAAATCCATTTAACGTTATATAATTGCTGCGTGTAAAGCATAATCATTACCATTAGTTTCAATAATTTCTTCATCTGAATTATTTCTAACACTATCGGCTTGAAACTTTACAACTTTTCTATTGTAATCAACCCATTTTTGGTCAACATGTTCAATGCTATTTTCAAGATACATAAAGAATGGGTCTCGTTCAACGCGATTCCAAAATAACACTTCACTATCAGAAAGTGTCATAACTTCTTCTAAATTATCTTGACCATCTGCTTTTAATGGAAACCCATTTACTAACTCACATTGTTTTCTAGTAAACGAAACTCGGTCTTCTGGATTCTCAATTAAAATTTCATTTCTAATTTCTGGTTTAAAAACAACCAAAAGAGGTTCAACTCTTTTATTGAAATTATTAATGTAACGAGCAACATTATAATCCCCTTTTAAATCTGGGTTATCCATAATGTCTTTCTCCGGAATCATGTAACAGTTAATCTGAATATAATTTGGCGGAACATCCTTACCGTATTTTTCCTTAAATTCTTCCTGGAATTTTTTAGTTGGCTTAGAAACCCGTTGTACGTCACCATCTGTTTTCTTAACCCCATTATTAATATAATAGATGGTTTCACCAAGACCTGCTTTATGATTGTTCTGTAGAACCAATTCCATATGTGCTTGTCTAGCCATAGATGCACCAGATTTTGTTGTTTTAGTTATGTATTTTCTATAATCTTCCGCACTTTGTTTAACTCTTGATTTATTAGCCATCTTAGCTAATGGTATTTGTTTTTCATAAATCAAGGTAAGTGTCTTATAATATAGATTCAAAAATTCAACACCATCACCATCTAAAAGATATTTTAATCCTTCATCTAAGAACTCAACAACATATTGTTGTAGCTTTTTAGACTTAATGGTATTACCGGTAAGTTTAATTTTTTCTTTACCTTTCTTAACTAATTTAATGATATAGTTTTTTCTAGACACATTAATACATGATGGTGCGGTATAGTCAATATCTAACCCCATTTCCCCACGCATAAAAATATCATTAAATTCAGCAGTATCTGCTGATATTCCACGATACTCTTTACCTTCTTCAACTAACTCATTAAATCCTTTACCAATATAAACAGTTTCATCAATATTGTCAGGTGTTTCAAAGTTAACCCCATCCGTATCCATTACAAGTGGTTTATAACCTTTTTCAATATAAAACATAATCATCATGCGTAAACATTGTCTCCCAACACAGGTGATTGTTTCACCTTTATTCATATCTCCCCAAGGAAATACATGTGGTGCTGATAATGAACCAAAGTACGCGTTAATAAAGATTTTAATTGGTAACTGTTTACGGTCGTACATTTCAGCTAAAACCGGATCTTTGTCTTTATATTCTGATGCTAAGTTTTTATACATAATACGAACATTACGGAAATATTTCAACATAGATTTCTGCACCCCCATAACATCACATTCTGGAAACACATCATAAACTAATTGGATCGATGGATAAAGCGAAGAGTAGTCAAACTTAACAATGTTCTTTGAATAACCAACATTTAATAATCTAGATAATCCACCGGTAATTGCTCGCTTTTCGTCTTTTAATGGAATTGCCAAATCATGATCATAGCTCCACGCTAACATCAGAATTTTCCATAATGACGCAGTACCCATTGTGGCAATCCTTTCATATGTTGTTGGTATTACTTTAGATAAAAGAAACGTTGATTGACTAAATGAATCATCTACAACCATTGTTTCATACAAGTCATCGTCAAGATATTGTTCCACAATTCTTTTACCACCCCATTTTTCAAATTTACCTGGGAATTTATCCATTAAACCATCAGTACCTGGATCACCTACTTTCTTATATCCACCTGTTTTTGGGTTAATATAATAGTCTTCATTTTCTAAATAAATTTTAGAAATCTTACCACCATCAACATAAACACGATTAGGTTTTTCTTTTTCCAAATATGTGGTGATGTATTTCAATCCCCATGATTTAATTTCAGAATTAATTGCTTGTGCTCTTCTTACAGCATGCGCGATGTCGATAATACTAAACCCCCATAAAACAAACTGAGTATATGGTTCAACTTCATTCGCCAATTTCAAAACGCCTTCTTTTGTTTTGATACCTTCCGGTGTGAAAATCTGAGTTAATTCTCTAATATCCATCCCCAAAATTTGCGCGCGTCTAAAAATAAATGGTAAATCGAACGCAGCAGAGTTATAACCACTAATTATTGTTGGTTTTAGTTCCCTGATTATTTCGAAAAATTCTTCAATACATTTCTTTTCACCATCTTCACCAAACGCACTAATCGTTCTGTTTAAACCACGATTATCTTTAACTCCGATCAAAATTATATTACATTTATCGGCTTCTAATCCAGTGGTTTCAATATCGAAAACCATTCTATGTACACCAGAATAATCTTCAATTCCTTTAAATAGACGTTTTTTCTTTTGAATTAGATACTGTTCGACAGGTGATAAAATTTGGAATTGACTTTTATATTTTTCATCCCATGGGTTAATTCCCCCTTTTTTGAAAAAGTTAATCAATTCGTGATAACCTTTAATGCTTTTAACCATATGGGTTAATCCAGCTTCAAGTCTTTCATTACCTTCGGTTTTAAGTTTGGTGCTTAGAATACCAAACTCCCCCATCATTTTTTTCTGCATGGTTTTACTACCACCGTAAAAATTAAAACTTGATAAATCACCTACCCAAAGAAATGGGACAAAGGTGTCTTCTTCATAATACTTCCCCTTTTCAGGGTCTTGCATTATCTTGTAGATTACATTTTTTCGATAATCATATTCGATACCGACAATGTACTTTTCGGGGTCAGACCCGTTCAAGAAATCTTCGATGACTTCTTGTGAGATAAATTCTGCCATAATGTATGTTTTAATTTGACATATTAACTTACGGACTATCCGTAATTCGTCTTTCGCGGGTAAAGGTATTCATTTTTATTAATATTACAAAATAAAAAAAGGGAATGTTTCCATTCCCTTAATTTTCAATTTTTTAAATAAACTTAATTATATTACATTAATAAATAATTTTTCTCTTATCGGTAATATTAATTTGTTTGATGGTGTTGAATTGATGTCCATAAATTGGATAATAATTTTACCCTCATATTTACCTATTTTTTTTGTATTATCTTCATTAAAACGGTACGTTATATAATATTCATCAGTTGTTTGATTATATTTTTTAGTCCTTGTTGTTAACATACAAGTACCATTTAATATTTCAGGTTCACCCGTTTTAACGTCTAACATTTCGAATGTTATATCGGCATTACCCAATAGATCATTAAAGGATGACTTGTCGTTTTTACCGTCATCCACCATCCTCATTTTTAAAATAGGGTCCGTTGCACCTTGTCTGATGAAAAATTCCATTACTTAATTGTTAAAATAAATTGGTTACCTGATTTAATCGGTGCTGTTTCACCTTCTTTCAATTCACTAGACATATAAAAGAATTGTTCTTTTACAATTTCGTGTGGAAATTTAATTTCTTCTTTAACCGCACTCTTAATGTTTTCAATTGTTAACGGTTCGTCAACATTGAATGTCTTACGGTATCTTTTTATTTTTTCTTCGTTCTTAACGATTAAAACTTCTAAATTAAATGATTTCATATTCTATATTTTATATTTTTTTTTATTTCTTAATTATTAATCGTCCCACCATATGTAATCGTTTATCATTGTTTCACCATCGTAATCATCCATTGTAACAGATGTTATTGTTTCATCACTAACTAAGAAAAACTCTTTTGTTCCTTGACCTTGGAATATAACCACGAATCTATCTTTTGCTGAATATATATCACTCCAATTATTGTATTGTGTGGTGTAAGTATTTAATAATGTTCCTGTAAAATCATATAAATTTATAGTGTAAACTCCACCATCTGATTCGTTATAAACCATCATAAACTTATCTTTACCGACTGATATGTGATTATAATAATATTCAGGAATTGTAATTTCCGAACTAATTCCACTATTTGTTAAAACTCTACAAGCTCCACCACCTTCAGACCATAAAACCATATTACTTGGGTCTAAGAATGTAGATGAGAAATAATCATTAGGGGTGTTAGTGTTGTCATAATAAGTTGTCGATGTAAATCCAGTACTTCCACTATAAACATAATGTGCTTGGTTAGTGGTGGACGAATCAGTATAACGTAAATACAATATATCACCAACAGTATTTGCATTGTATTGATAATTTGAATATAATATTGGCTCTAAACTATCAAGAATTGTTCCATCGACATCAATTAGATTAAAGAACATATCAATCCCGCTGTTTGTACTGTAAAATGCTAAAACTCTATCACCCATTGAGTAAATATTGATATCTGTTACACCTGAAACTGATTCGTTAAAATTCGTAATAGTTACACCGCTAGTTGTGATTGTTAATAAACCCAAAGTATTACCCGTTGTTTCACAAAATGTCTTAAATGTGTTGCCAAGATAACCATTTGACGATACCGCTCTATTTGTGCCATTTGTTACAGAATAAGTAGTAAACCCAGTTTGATTATTCAACATATAAACATAATCGAAGTAATCGCATACCGGACCAAAATTAACGTAACCAACTTCATTATATAAAGAAATAACCACACTACCATCTACGTTATCATCTGGCCAATAACTTTCGTCACCAAATAAGTTAATACCATCATAATTAGAACCCCTAACGTGAGTTGTTTCAGTTAAAGTTCCTGTTGTACCATTGTAATGGATTATTTTATAATCAACAGCGGTATTGTCCCAATGGTAATAAACCGCACACATTCTATCTGTTCCAAGAAAACGACCTTCTTGACTGGCATATGTGTCTCCTGTAAGTGATATTGTCTCTAATATTTCACCATCGGTGTTATAAATTTCTAAACTTGTGTGAACATCATCAACTTGGTCTTTAGTCTCAACTGCTATAAAATCAATAAATGGGGTTATTAAATGGTTAATTTGTGTACCATCCGTCCAAGTTTTGAATGGAATAACCGTACCATCAGGTTTCATAATATATGATGCACCATCACCATTATATACCCACGACCCATTTTCATATTTTCTAACAATAAAAGAACCGTCACCCATTACCGAATTATAATCCCATTCAATGTCGATATAGTGTGTTTCTGGGTTCCAAGTGTAAGTATATAAATCAACTCCGTTAAAATATTTTAAGATACCATTATTGGCATCTTCAAATGTAATCCATTTACCTTCTAAACTATTAAAGTCATAACTATTTGTTGTCCCACTATATTGACCAACGATGGCGTTTGATGCGTCTGTGAATATTACAAGATTTTCATCACTATTGTTTTGACCTGCAAAATGATAACCATATCCTGAATCGGTTAATGGATAAAGGTTGTAATTATTCCAATAAGTTGAATCAACACCTAAATCAATAACTTCAGCGGTGAAATCGGTAAAGTTTAATGTTGCTGCACCATAGTTACTCGAAGTGGTCATTCTATTTGAATGAACGAATAATTGTGTTTCAACTACTGGTTCGTCAACCGTTAACGTATACGTGTAATCATACTCAGCCAAATAGATGTTATAAACACCATATGGATGTGTTGTAATGTTATTAAAAGGGATTGTTTTAGTTCCAAGGTTTACCGTGGTACCTGATGTTGTCCCCGTATATGGTACAAACGTTACTGTTGCCGTCTTACCACTTAAGTTCTCACTTGTTATTCTTGCTCCTATTGCCATTGTTTAATATTTTGTCTATTATAAATACTTTATTTTATTGTATCTTTTATTATTTGTTATTTTTTATTTTTAAGAACCAATTTGTAATGTTATTAAACCTGAGTTAATACCAGAACCCCAACTATATGTGTATGTTCCGGGAGTTAATCCCATACTTGATAGTGTTTTATTTGCAAATGTGGACGTGTTATTTAATTGGTTACCTGAAACATAACCAACAGGCACAACAATCGATTTGTCGGTGACAGTCCCAGGGAGTATACCAACATAATTACCTGATGTTGATGTTGGACTACCACCTATAGTACCAAAACTGGTTGGGTACGAATTGAAAGTCACATCGTACTTTGTAGTTGCCGTTGGTGATAATGAACCCATTCCCCATAACCCTAAACTTCCATTATAACCGGCAGTATTATTGGTGTTACCTTTATCTGTTAAAGATGTTGTGTTAATTGTTCCTGAACCTGTCCAAATAACATCGGATCCCGATTCAACAATTGTCATAGTAAAAATAGATGACGGTGTTGGTGTCGGTGTGGCAGTACTAGTAGGCGTAGCTGTAGGTGTTGCCGTTGGTTGGGCAAATATCGCTTGTAACGTTGCTGTGCTACCTGTAACATATACTACCGTGAAAGATGTCGCTGCCGCAGGTAAATTAATACCGGTTCCTGACCAATATAAGAAATTACCACTACTATCATCTACACTAATTGTGTATTGTTGATTTTTAGTTACCCCATATGTGGTATTTGTTGTAAACGTCTCACCATCAAAAACAATATATGGAGTTCCAGACGGTACTAAAATATCTAACACCGCACCTTCAGGTATTGGGGTCGGAGTTGGGGTAATTGTTGTCGTTGGTGTAGGAGTTGGTGTAACGCAACTAATATTTACGGACTTTGCAATTATATTACTCGGATTATTCAAATCTCTTACGGCTGCCCAATACGTTCCGTCTGCATCTGTTTGAGTACCAACATTATTCCAAGAATTTGCAACGGTATACCATAGCCCCGCATTTAATGCCTCGTTTTCACTTCCAAATACATTTGCGGTATACTCCCATTGACCGCTTCCACCTGAGAAGTTGGTTATATTAGTACCTTGTGGGCCACATTCTGCTGTAAATGTAAAATCTAATGGTGACTGTGTTGATGTTGGGGTAATTGTTGGTGTATATGTTGGCGTGATCGTTGGTGTTGGCGTTTGGGTAGGACAAATCCAAGTACTTACTGAATTGTTGTAATTCTGTGAAACATCTGAAGATGAAATTGCTCCGTCCCATATTTCTAATCTGCCGAATTTTAATGCTGAATATGTACCATCACCCAAATTGGTACTATCTTCAGCGCCTATTGCATAATATAAACCAAGGTCGTGGTTATACGGTGTGTCTCTTGTTACATTTACAGAACCAGCACTTTGACCATTTACATATGCGGTTAAAGTTGTTCCACTCTGTATAAAACCAATGTAATACCAATTATTAAGTGGTGTTGATATTGATGATGTTATAGTATCACCATAAGGCCAAACACTAAATCTCAACGACCCACTAACCATTTCAATTTGTGTGTCGTGCCAACTTGTGTTCAAATCGTTAACACCTTGTTCACTTAATATTACACCATTATCTGTTAAATAAACCCAAAGGAATACAGATGTGTCCGCAGAATCATAAAATGAATCGATTGAACTATTTGTTATGATGTATTGGTTAATACCATTTAATGTTATATACGATGTACACCCATCATTTTGATATGACGGTCCACCAACTATATTTCCGGTTGTACCAGATAAAAGATCCTGAATTGTTGTACCCGTTCCGCTATATTGACTTGAATTATTTACATTCAAATCAACAATTTTGTTATATGGTATCATTGTTGGAGTCGGAGTGGGTGTTGGGGTACTTGTAGATGTAGGTGTTGGGGTTGGTGTTTCCGTTGGGGTTAGTGTTGGTGTTTCAGTTGGCGTTGGTGTTGGTGTTACCTCATTAATAGTTGTATTATATATGTATTCAAAACCGATAGGAATTGAATAATTGATATAATTCAGTACTTTAACAACACTAGGTCCCATAAATCCGGCTAATGATATTGCTGGGTATATATCTACCTCACTATATGCGATACCACCACTACCACTTAATGGGTTAGCACCAATATTATTCCACTCACCATTATTCACTCTGTAATAGAATTGGGTTCCACAATCAATTAAAACGTCAATTACATCCCCTACATTACCAAAAGTTGGGTAACCATCAGATATCATTTGCCCACCATAATAAAGTTCACCTAAATTGGTAAATCCAATACTATTTTGGTCACTTCCTAATGCATTTTCAAAATCTGTGTCAATATTACCAAACCCAATCAAATAATTCGGGTCGGAAGGTTCCAAATCAGTATCAATAATTAAACTAAACATTAGTTTTTCCCCTGACGTGATTAACCTCTTGCCAAATCCTGTATAAACCCCGGGAGCGTACCAATTGGATATCGTCCCTTGGTCAATAACCCCTTCATAACTCTCAAAATAATCGGGGTATATGAATAATAATTGACTCTTATTTACTGATGACCACCAAGACTGATTGTTGTTTTCAGGTCTCAGTATCGAATATGTTAAATCATTATTTGGTATTAACGTATAACTTAAATCTGTATTTGGTATTAATGTATAGTTAACGTCATTAATTGGTATTTCAATTGGGTTTAAATCGTTGTCAGGTAATAACATGTAATTCAACCCCCCATCAGGTACCAATTTGAATAACAGATCATTTTCAGGAATTAAGTCATATGTTAAATCATTTAATGGAATTAAAGTATATGTTAAATCATTATTTGGAATTAAAATATCTAATAAATCATTATTTGGTATTATAACATAAATTAAATCATTTTCAGGTATAGATGTTACTTCAGTTGGTGTTAACGTAGGTGTAGGCGTTGGCGTTACAGTTTCAGTTAACGTAGGTGTTAATGTAAATGTTAGTGTTGGTGTTACGGTAGGCGTTACAGTTTGAGTTAATGTTGGTGTCGATGTTACTGTTACAGTAGGCGTCAATGTTGGTATTCCGCTTAACTTTAATTTGTAAATTTTACCAATTGGCCTAAATTTATTTGAAAATGAATTTATAAATCCCATGTGTTATCCAAATGTTGAGTATTGACCCAATAAAGTCCAGGATCCATTTAATCTTATTAAATTTATACCAAAAATATCTATTTTATTTTCAGACCCAATAGGTAATTCACCATTTGCCCAATTCACTAGTTGTGTATCGCCGTTAATTTTTATTTCTGTTGGGATATATGCAACATTACCTTGATTTAATATAATTGTAATCCCTAATCCCTTATTATTGTCTGTTGGAACATTAATAAAATTAACTATAAAATCACTAGTCATTCCACTATGGTAAAAAATACTACCATCCGTAAAATCATGTTCAACAGTATCTGTTGCTCCCTCAATATATAATATATCTTCAATCGTTGATCTTAAACTAAGATTACCATCTAATTTAGTACTTCCGCTAAATTCAAATTGAAAATTTTGAGAAACGGTTTCAGTATTAAACCCAATTTGTTTTGAACCACTAATCATAATTTGTGGATGTCTCCAATTATTTTGTGCGAATAAATATAGATTTGACGGGTGGTTTAACCCACCAATAGTTCCAACATATAAATCATTACCCGCATTTACAACATAACCATCATTTTCTCTACCAATATAATTTCCAGTATATGTTGATGAGTTTATACCGAGATCAACATAATGAACAGTATCTGTTCCATTATCTGCGGTAACAACAATATCCGTACTTGCTCTATTTCCGGAATTATTATTCTTTACATTTATTTGTGTGTATTGTGGATGATTACCTTGAAAATAACCAATATTAAAACTACCGCTATTTTCAACATGTAAAGCTTCTGGGTTAGTTTGAAAAAATGATCCAGTACCAACAAGTAAAGAATTAAAATATCCTGAACCACTTACTGTTAAATCACCATATATCCACTGACTACCAGTAAAATGATGTGACCCACTATCGACTAATGTTTGTCTTAAAGTACTTAAACTTGATTTTAAAGTAACCCCATTATCAACTAAAGGTACTACCGCATTTAAACTTGGTGCTATCGAACTGGATAGCGCAGATATTTTTTTACTTGCCATTTTTATAAATAGTTTAATAAATTATGATGTCGCCATTTTCGGCTTTTATATATTCCCCATCTTCAGTTAAAAGACCGTTAAGGATAAAAATATCCAATTCGTCTAAACATTGTTCCCCACAAATTTCAAAATCGTATGTTTCTAATCTTGTTAAAAAATTGTGTTTAACCATAACCATATTAAATGGTTCTTCATAATATTTGATTGATTTAATGTTAAACTCACAAATACCAGCATGATAATCATTCATTAAACCAGTACCACCGCCCCACGATTGTATAAAAGGTTGTGTGCCTCTTGATGATGGTATTACTTCTTCCCAATTTTTTAATTTGTAAATCAAATGTCCATTTAGATATATCTTTAAATCACCTAAACGGAAATATTCTTCATTTTCCCAATTTTTATTTAATTTTTCGGTGTAATCGTATGTTTCGGTTTCTCCAGATAATATAACATTAAATGAATTGGTAATTAAATAGCCAGATGTTATCTGGGTTGATGTTACAGCGCTAACTGACAAATCAGTATATTCAATTGCATGAGGCCCTTGAATTAAATCATTTTTACCCCCTTTATTATCAATACCACAATTATCATAATAATTGTAACGATCAAATACAATGGTAACATTAAAGTCTTTAGTATCACCAGTGGTACAAAGTATTTCTGTTTGACCAGTTTCTCTATAATATGTCTCAGTATACCCACTTGTAGAATCACATGCTCCGGAATATCTAATTGCCGTCCATTCGATTCTACCATCTTCGGTAAAACCAAATGACAAGTTATTATCGGCATAATCTTCGGGGTCATCATCTCCCCTAACCCCGTAATAATAAAATTTACCCCCTGATGACCAAGGTAATGATTCTCGACTAAAAATAAAATCTAATGTCCATCCCTTCTCGGTTCTCCTTCTAATAATTTCTTTTGAATTATCGTCACCAAATCCAGTATCGGTTTTATAAGCCCAAGGCTTATTATTTAGACTATTTGCTTGTGAACAATATATTAAATCAGGATTTAATTTCTCTTTACAATCAATAACATTATTAGTAAACCCAGTAAAATCATTATTTATTTCTTCATTAAATGAACATATTTCAAAATAATGTACTTCATCTGTTATACCAGTATATGTAAAAACATTATTATTTAATATTATATTTTCAAACCCAGATTCAAACGCATCAATAAACCCATTATAATCGACAATATATGTTAAACCAGAAAAAATATATTCCGAATCATTATCTGTATTATCTATCTCACATAAGCTTATTGTTGATCTTTCAGACGTAAAATTTAATAAATCCCCATTAATTGTTAATCCAGTGTAATTTAATTCACTAGATAAATCTAATAAATTGGTGTCATAATCCCCTTCCGTTTTAGCTATTTCAAAGTCATAAAACTCAGAATTATCTAATTTAAGATCCAATTTACTACCGTAAAACTTTAAAATATTTTGGTTTGCCATCGTTATATAAATATCTTTCATAAGATTTGATATTTATATAAAAAGTGTATTTCTATGAATAATTTTATAAAACAGGTAATTGAAGAGAAATTTGCGTCAAAAGCACAACAAAGATTCTTTTATGCTAAAGCAAATGAAAAGGGCGCGCCTAAGAAAGAAAAGAAAAAATGGTCTAAATGGGCTAATGAATTTTCAGATAAAACTGATTATAAAAAAATTCCAGACAAAGTGGAAGAGGCTGATCTTGAAGAGATTGTAGACGAAAAAGGTAATATTAAACGAGGTGATACCCCAGTGGACGTAAATACCGAGTTTACTACATCTAAAAAAGATTCTGATGCAGCTGCCGCTGGTGGACATGGTGCTATGGGGTCAATCCCTGGTACAAGTACCGCGCAAAAAACATTAAGATATTGGGCTGAATCTGATAATTCTAATCTTTTAGGTGCAGAAACAATGGAAAAAGACATGACCTATACTCAAGCGTTAAATCATTTTACTAAAAAATTAGGGTTATCTAAAGAAGAAGCTGTTGAAAAATTAAAACAATTAGGTTACATTCCTGGTCAAGAAGAAATTGTTCGTTTAGTTGAAAACCCTAAACAATATATGTCTGATTATATTGAAAGTGTTTTAGTTAAAAAATCAACTGATGAAGATGTTATTTCAAAAGACAATGAAACAACAGAAATAAACCCATTAGTGTTAAAACAAATTGAATCATTACTTAAAAGTGCAAAAACAAATAATATTCCATTAGAAAAAATCATTAATAAATTAAAAAGTGAATAGTCAATTAAAAGATAACGTATATGATGTACCAGCAGATGTTATTCAAAAGATATCTGTTACTGTCGCGAATTTAAAACAAAATGATGTTCATGGTATTCAACGTGCAAAAAACATACTTAAAACCAAAAAAGTCACATATGGTCAATTAAAAAGAATCATTCACGATTTAAAAACAATTGATAAGGTAAATGACAAAATCAGGTATGATCTTTATGGTGGTGAATTAATGGAGAAATGGGCTAATACTTTTTTAGATGGGGAGAGAACCCAATTAAACAATAAAAAGACCGCAAGTAAAAATATAAACAATTTAACCGGGATGAATAATTTTAGAAAAAACCAATTCATCAAGAAGCATGAAAAAAAGGAGACAACTAAAAATCCGGTTAACATGTTAAAACATAATTCAGAAAAAACATCTGTTTCAGCTATTTCATCCGTTGGGTTATTTGAAGAAGTTGAAAGAATGAAAAAAATCATTAATTATTAATATGGCAACACAGTTAGAAATTATCGCAGAAAAATTGAGACAAGAACATATCTCAAAAAATACCTATGTAGATAAAAAAGAATATAGTATGACGCATAAAAATGCGTTATCCAATGGTGATGAAAAAGGTAAAGGTGAAAGTGGTTCAATGATTGGTTCTAGTGTTGATATACAGAATAGAATTAATAGTTTATCTAGAAACACATATAATGAATCAAACGGATACGGTATCACCAATAAAAACGCAATAGCAGATGGTGACGAAAAAGGTAAAGGTGAAAACGGTATTAATGTCGGTTCAATAACAGATATTAAAGAAAGAAATACGTTAATCGGTAGAAACGCTTATAATTCATTAAATGGTTATAATTCTAATAATGAAAATGCATTATCAAGCGGAGACGAAAAAGGTAAAGGTGAAAAAAATGGTCAAGTTGGGTCATTAAGTGATATCTTAAATCGTACTGATAGCGTTGCTAGAAACACATATAATGAATCAAATGGATATGGGCTTACTCACGCAAATGCAATGTCTGATGGTGATTTAAAAGGTAAAGGTGAAAATAATGGCCAAGTTGGGTCTTCTGCGGATATTCTATTAAGAACAGAAGTTATCGCCAGAAACAAATATAATGGATCAAAAGGATATCCAGATTTTTAATATGACATTAGATAATATCTTAAATAATATAATTGAAGAACAGGTAACCCCTGGTAATGAAAAAGCATTAGCACTTAAAACAAGTAAGTCTAAGCCTTTAGTGGACGCAATTGTTAATAGACACCCAATTACATTTTATTATAGTGGACCAAGAAAACCAAAGAAAGATAGTGTAAAAGCCGGTTACCGAATTAAAGCTGAAGCTGTTGCGTTAGGGTTAAATAAAAAAGGTAATTTGGTTATTCGTGCATTCATTGATGACCCATCTAAATCGAAAAGAGGTACACCAGGCCAAGTTGGTATGGATAAATCTAATTTTGGTTGGAGAACGTTTTTAGTTACTAGAATGAGTGGTGTTCAAGTATTAACAACAGAAACATTTGATACCCCAAGAGCAAAATATAAAACGGGAAATGATGACTCAATGTCGGTAACGTATGTTGTGACAGATTTTAATAAAAAACCTGAAGAACCAAAAAAGAAAATAGTTACAAAGCCAGCTAAAATTTCTAAACCAGCACCAATAAAACCAGAACCAGTTAGTGTTAAACCGTCAAAAACACCACAAAAGCCTCAAGTCACAAAACAAACTAGAGATTTCGATCAAGAGATCACTAATGTACAAAATGATTTAGCCACTGTTGTTGCAGACATGAAAACTAATAATGAAAAATACCAAAGTCTAAAAAATGATCCGGTACAAGCAAAACAATATCTAGATATTTTAAAAGATTTAACTGCTAAAAAGAAAGATTTAGAAAAAAAATCAGATGAATTGGTGGATCAAATGAGTCAGGCTACAATATCTGTTGATAATGTCAAAGCACAAAAATTCATGAGCGCAAATGCTGCAAGACAGAAAGAACCGGAAACAACATTACCGGAAATACCAAAAAACGAAAAACCAGGTAAAACACCGGAAGACGAATCAGAAAATTTAAATGAAGGTTTTTTAAAACGAATTAAACAACTAATGACTAGAATATAAGCCTTGTGCTTTATTTTATGAAAATATTAAAATATATTAAATCTATTATGGAAAAAGTAGGAATGTCATCAAGCGATCTAATGCAAAAATTAGTTAATGCTAAAAAAGTAATGAATAAAGTAGATTCAGGTAATTACGAAACTGGTAATATAAATGAAAACATTTTAAGAAGTGCTCCAGAAGATCTGGACCCACAATCTTTTGACGCATCAGCTTCTAGTAGACGACCAGTTAACAACAACGCTTCCGTTGATCGTATTAATCAGACAAAATTACCGGATGCAATTAAAAAAGCAATGATTGAGAATCCAATTGCTCAAATGCCTCAAATTTCATTAAGTGAAGGTTTGGATATGGATTTTGTGAAAGGGGCTAAAAGATTAATGGAACAAGAAGGTGTTTCAACTAAATCTCAACCACAACAAAGGTCAAATCAGTCTAACGGTAACGTAGACATGAATTCATTAGCCATTCTTATTGAGAATACGGTTAGAAAAGTGATGGACGAAAAGTTAAACCAAATTCTAACAGCACAAACAACATCATCTATTAACGAAAATTTAGTTTTAAAAGTTGGTGATTCTATCTTTAAAGGTAAAATTACAGGAGTTAATAAAGCAAAATAATTTCCTTTTTAAAATTTTAGTCTTATATTAGTTTTATAAACTTTTATAATGTCTAAAATAAGAATATTAGCTATCCCGTCGGATAACCACGGTGTTGGGAAGTATAGAATACTTGACCCATATAAATTTATCGGTAATAACTTTTCAGATGAGGTCCATACAGATATTGTATTCGACTTAGAAGATAAAGATGAAGTCTTTAACAATTATGATATTGTTGTGTTTCATAGCTTTATCCATAAAGCACCCGCAGAAAGAAATCTAGAAAGAATCAAATGGTTAAAATCCAAAGGTATTAAAACCATAATGGATATTGATGATTTCTGGTCTGTTGATCAGAGACACCCAATGTATAACCAAATTAAAGCAAGTAAAACACCAGAGAATAAAGTTGAATTTATGCGTAATGTGGATTACGTTACATGTACAACCCCGTACTTTGCGGATATCATTAAACAACGTCTAGGGTTAAAAAATGTACATGTTTTCCCAAATGCTATTGATGAAAATGAAACTCAGTTTAAACCAAACCCAATAAAATCTGATCTTGTTAGATTTGGTTGGTTAGGCGGTTCTTCACACTTCCATGATTTGGATTTAATGACGTCTGGTATTGCTTCAACACTTAACCAATATAAAGACAAAACTCAATTTGTTTTATGTGGTTTTGACTTAAGAGGTACAGTAACAGAAACAAACAGACAAACTGGTGAAACTAGAAAACGCCCAATTAGACCTGAAGAAACTGTGTGGTCTCAATATGAAAAAATATTTACAAACAATTATAAATCAGTGAGTTCTGAATATACTAAAGAACTTTTAGCATATAAACAAGATATGGTCCTTGATTTAAATCAACCATACGTACGAAGATGGACTGAAGAAATTAATAGATATGCTAGTAATTACAATTATTTTGATGTATCTTTGGCACCGTTAGTTGATACATTTTTCAATGGGTGTAAATCTCAATTGAAAATTATTGAAGCTGGATTTCATAAAAAAGCAATTATTGCGAGTGAAACTAGCCCATATAATATCGATTTAATTAGCGCGGTGGACCAAGGTACTTTTAATTCTAACGGTAACTCCTTATTAGTTGGTACTAAAAAGAATCATAAAGATTGGGCTAAACACATGAAACGTCTAATTGACAATCCTAATATGATTGAAGATTTAGGTAATCGTTTATATGAAAGCGTTAAAGACAAATATTCTTTAAAGAATGTTTCTACTGACAGAGTACAATTTTTTAAAACAATTTTATAACAAAAAAACAAAAATTATGCATTACTTAGTTACAATTGGTTACGAAACCGAACAAATGGACAGAGAAGGAAACGCACGTCTTAAAAAGGTGAAATACATCATCGAGGCTGAAACTGTTGAAGAAGCAACAATTGTTGCCGCAAAATATCGCGCAGGTGATATGAGAACTAGTGAAAGTATCGCCATTTCAAAAATGCCGATCGAGTGTATCATTGATAAACAGAATACCCCAGAATATTACAAGTAACAATTAATGATCTCTAAGGAAAAGATAGAAAAAAATAAAACTAAATTTTTTGAAACAAACGAGAGATACCAAATATTCACTAATGAATTGATTGAGTTTCTGGGGGAAGAATATTTTCTTGCCCCGGCATCTCCTTCACTAGATTTGTACGGTGCTTATCCTGGTGGCCTTTTAGATCACACATTAAAAGTTTGTAAATATTCTTTGAACGTTAACGAAACCTTACCAGAATGTATCAGGTTAGAAAACAGTAAAATTTTAAAAACTGTTTTTTTATCACAGATTGGTAAGGTTTTTTTATTTAAGTTTAATGAAAGTGAATGGCACAGAACCAACCTGGGGAAAATATACGCATATCGTGATGAAGATATGGTGGCATTAAGAGTTGGTGAAAGAAGTGCATATTACGCAATGAAATACGGTTGTAAATTAGATGAAGAAGAATACCAAGCAATTATCAATGTCGATAAAGATTCAGAAGATAAAATGGCAAAATGGCATTCGTCTATTTTAGGACAAATAATAAAACATGGTTTTGAATTAGCATTAATTGATGAAAAATATGGAAAGAAGCGAAAAACTACAACAGTTACTACAACAACTGAAAACATTTGATACTCTTTTATCACAAACTGACGGTGATGAAATAAGTGAAGATTTAACCCTTAAAATAAACTCAACATTAGAAGAACTTAATTACGAAATCGTAAGTGCTCAAAGCGATGAAATACAAAGTTTAAAAGTTAAATTTATTAATAAGTCAAAAAACATTGATCCCGCATTTGCATATGAAGGTGATAGTGGATTTGACTTAAGAGCTGACTTAGATTCATCCGTCACAATAAAACCATTTGAAAGATTTTTAGTTCCAACTGGATTGTTTTTTGAATTACAAAAGGGTACTGAAATCCAAGTTAGACCTAGAAGTGGTTTAGCAATTAAACACGGTATTACGGTATTAAATTCACCGGGGACTGTAGATAGTCATTATCGTGGAGAAGTGAAAGTGCCATTAATAAATTTAGGTAACGAACCTTTTACAATTGAACCAGGTGATAGAATTGCACAAGCTGTTGTTATGCCGGTATTTGGTGAAGGTAAAATTAAATTAATTCAAACCGAATCATTAAATGAAACAGTGAGAGGTGAAGGTGGGTTTAATTCTAGTGGGGTTAAATAAATAAAAAATAAAATAAATTAAAAGACAATATTTTGGCTACATCAAAACCTAAATCAAGAAGAGAATCTAGTAATAACACACCATTACCAGAAGAACGTAAAATACCACATAAACAAAGAATTCGTGAGTTGATCAAAAAACCTAAAGAAAAATTCTTAACGACGAATCAAGAGACTTATTGGAATATATTAGGAAATAATCAAATCACATTATGTTTTGGCCCGGCAGGTGTTGGTAAATCATATATTGCAATGAAAAGAGCGGTAGATTTATTACATGATGACTCCAACAAATATGAGAAAATCATTATTGTTAGACCAGCAGTAGAAGCCGAAGAAAAACTTGGATCATTACCCGGTGGTTTAGAAGAAAAATTAGACCCATATATCTACCCTTCTTATTATCTTTTAAATAAGATAATCGGTAAAGATGCTAGAGAAAAATTAAAAGACGAAGGATATATTGAAGTTGCGGCATTGGCTTACATGAGAGGGTGGAATGTTGACAACACAATTTTAGTATTTGAGGAAGCACAAAATGCCACACCAGCGCAAATTAAGTTATTACTTACGCGTATTGGTTATAACTCAAAATTCTTTATTTCAGGTGATTTAGAACAATCAGATAAGTTTAAAGACAAAACCAAATCTGGTCTGTATGACGCCAAGAAACGTCTAAGCGATGTAAGAGGGATTGGTATATTTGAATTTGGAAATGAAGACATTGTTAGAAACCCTATTATTTCTGAAATATTGACTAGATACGAATAGAATTACTTTACTTTAATCGATTAAAGCCCTATCTTTTGAATTATGAACATATATATTTCAATCGATGGGGTTTTACGTAATTTTGTAAATCGATTTCATTATCACTATGAACAAGCATATATTGATGTTGAAGAAAGTGAAAGTGATTTTGAATATAAAGTTATTGAACCAATAACAAACTTAAATATTGATGACCATTTTGTTTTCCAATCTAAGGATGAACAAGACTACTTCAGGTACATCGAATACCCAATGGAACTATACGGACATTCTCCGGTAAGTTATAGTGGTGTTAATAATGAATTAAATAAATTCATTTTTGAAAATAAAGACCATACTATCACATTAGTTGGTGTTGACGAATTAGGTAAATCGATACCTTCAACTTTCTTCTTCTTATCTAGGAACGCATTTATTTGTAACAACGTTAAATTTATTTTAACTGAAGACTTAGAAAAAGTATGGGATAATGTTGACGTTTGGATATCTGATTCTAAGCACATCATGGAATCTACCCCGGAAGGTAAGAAGCACATTCTTTTTGAAACACCTTACAATCAATTCTTTACTAGTGAAAATAAAATAACTAAATTAAATGAAATCAATCTAAATGGCGAAAATATTTAACGAATCATACTATGTGGATCTTGATTCAATTGTCGATGTGTGTAATATGAATTTAAACACCAAAGATGAAGATGGGAATGATGTTTTAGAACTTAATGTTTTTAAATACGAACTAATAAAAATGATGTTAGAAAGAGTCATTAATGATTATGATGATTCTGAAGAAGATGATGATATTTTTTCTAAAGATATGTCAGCATCTAAATCATTTAACTTGGCGTTTAATACGTTAGTTCAATACGAAATAATAAAAGAAATTAAATAATATAATGAGCGAAAAATTAAAGAACATTGAAAAATTACAAGACGCGTTATCTAGAATCGAATCTAATGAAAACGTGATCTACTTTTTGTGTTATGACACAAAAGGGAATGCTAGAGCGGCGGTTAAACATATCTATGATATGGCTCTTACATTAAAAGAAAACGGTATGAATGCCAAAATTCTTGTTGAAAGCAAGACATATGGTGGTGTTGATGCTTGGTTAGATGAAAAATATAATGTATTACCTGTTGTTTCAATTAAAGATGATCAAATTGAAATGAAAATCGATGATGTCTTAGTTGTACCAGAAAACTATTCTAACGTACTAGAACAATTAGCGACGGTAAGATGTGTTAAGGTTATGTTGGTACAACAAAAAGAATATATGTTTGAAACATTATCTATTGGATCAAGATGGAGCGACTTTGGTTTTGACAAAGCAATCACAACGACTGAAACTGCTAAAAAATATATTGCAGAATATTTTCCAGAATCATTGGTTTATATCATCCCACCAATCATTGAAGATAACTTCACGAAAATTGATGGGCCAGCAAAACCATTTATTGCTATTAGTTCTAGAGACAGGGTTAAACATAGAAAATTAATTTCGGAATTTTACTTAAAATACCCACAATTAAGATGGATTACTTTTAAAGATATGATTCAAATGTCACAATCTGATTTTGCGGATGCGTTAAAAGAATGTTTTGTTTCTGTTTGGATGGATGATGAAAGTACATTTGGTACATTCCCTTTAGAATCTATGAAATGTGATGTGCCAGTTGTTGGTAAAATCCCAACGACAGAACCTGATTGGTTATCTGATAATGGTATGTGGACATATGATGAAAACAAATTAGTTGAATTGTTAGGAACATTTTGTTTAGCTTGGCTAGAAGGTGCTGAATTAGATGCGGACGTGAAAGATAAAATGCGTAATACTTTATTACCATATCAAACAGATATCACAAAAAACAATATTATTAATGTGTTTAATTCATTCAATTTTAAAAGAAAAGAATCAATTGTTTCTGCACTAGAGAAATTTAATAAACCATTAGAAGAAGAAATTAAAACAACAGAAGAATAATGAAAAATATAACAGTAATATTACCAGTACATAAATTAGACGACGATTATAAATTAATGATCGAAAATGCAATTTCATCCGTTAAGGAATTCCATAATGATGTGAAATTATTAATTGTGGCACCAAACAAATTGAAAAAACAATTTGACGATATGGAATTTGGTCAAAAATTGGAGATTAAGTTTGAGTACCACAATACAGATTCTAACTTCTGTAACCAAATTAATGTTGGTTTAGAAAAAGTTGATACTGAATGGTTCTCAATTTTAGAAGTTGATGACGAATATAAACCAACATGGGTTAAACATATGACTCAATATATTGAAAACAACAAAGATGTTGATGTGTTTTTACCAATTGTTAAAGATATCGACAATCAAGGTGCGTTTGCTAGTTTCACAAATGAATCAGTTTGGGCATACGGGTTTACAGATAAACAAGGTTTACTAGATAATGAAACACTTTTAGAGTATCAAAATTACCAAATTAGCGGTGGGTTATATAGAACTAAAACAATTAAAGAAAACGGTGGTTTAAAAGATAATATTAAATTGACGTTTGGTTATGAGTTTTTATTACGTTTAACACACAATGCGGTTAAAATTATGGCGATTCCTAGAATTGGTTATATTCACGTAAATTTTAGAGAAGATTCTCTTTTCTGGTCATACAAAAATGATGACAAAAATAAACTTTCGGAAAATGAAGTTAAATTTTGGATGGAGACAGCTAAGAAAGAATTTTTCTACACTAATAAGAGAGATATTGTAGTAACCGATAATTAATGCCAAGAAAACGTACCCAAAAAGTTTATTTTGGGGAAGATCAAGAAAAGGCGGTAGTCAGATACCTAGAAAGTACTGATGATGCAGAAAAAAACAAGATATTCAATGAGTATTTAAGAGATCCCCTAGTTATAATGGTTGAAAGTATCATTAGACGTTATAAGTTATATAGAAAAGATTTTGAGTTTGAAGATTTACATACTGACACAATGTCTTTTCTAATAACAAAAATTAGCAAGTTCGATCACACAAAAAATCACAAAGCGTATTCTTACTTTGGTACCATCTGTAAAAATTACTTAATGGGGGCCATTCAAAAGGACCATAAGGAACAAAACAGAAGTGTATCATATGAAGACATATCTGAAGATTTAGAATCTAGAGCGGATCTATCATATACTATAGATGAATACCATGTTGATTATGGTCAGATAATTCAAAAGTTAAGTACACGTTTAGAAGAGTTTGTTGAAAATGAAGATTTAACAGACAACGAAAAAAAATTAGGTTACGCACTATTAGAGATCTTTGGTAATTTTGACCACATATTCCAAATTGGTGATGGTAATAAATTTAACAAAAATTTGATCTTATTATCATTACGTGAAATGACTTCATTATCAACCAAAGAGATTAGAATATCATTAAAGAAATATAAAAATCTTTACGATGGTATATTGGTTGGATTTTTAGAGTAAGTCTATTTATTAGTATGAGAACACCTAGGAAAAATATAGCGCTAGATACCGAATCGGCATTGGCGCTAATGCAAGAAATCTACAATGATATTGTGGAACAGAAGAATACTGCAACCTTAATCATGAAAAAGATGCTTTCATTTATGAAAGAATCTGAGGATATGTCAGTAATAGGACCCGTAATTAAGGAACAACAAAAGATCCTTAATGAATGTACAGAAAAGAAAATTTCATTAGTGAAAATCCAAAACACTTTAATTCAAAAAGGCGCTTCGGATGGTAATAAATTTAGCCCAGGTAAAATGACATTAACCGATGAAGATAGAGATCTTTTAGATAAACTAGTTGGTGGTGTCGATGATAATAAAGGGGAAAAATATTCACTATAATGAGCACTTTAAGAGAGAAAGAAGATAAAGTCAAAAGTAAGTTTAATTCAATTAAAGATAATGTAATTGAGAAAAAAGACACTTACGAAAAAAAGTTTACCAAAGGTAAAGACAAAGTAGCTAAGTTTAATGATAAATTAAAAGAGCTAGATAGTTCTATGGATGACGTCCAAAAGCAACTAGGTACAACTTTAGATGGCTACGCTTCTGATCTTAAAAACAAATTGCCAAACCCAAGCAACATGTTTGAGAAATTGGCAACCAACTTAAAAGATATCTTACCACCAAGTAAAGATGGTAAAGAAAGTGTTTTAAGAAAACATACTAGAACCGCAATCCACAAAACGACGGATCAAATCAAACCAATTGTTATTTCACATATACAAGATTTATTTTTCACTGGTGACATTGATACATCGTGTGGTGCGGATACATTACTTAAAAATGACACATTTACAATTAAACCAAGTGAATTTGATTTTTTAAATGTTTTAAAAACAGATCCACAAAGTGGGCTCGGTAAAATACTATACGAAAATACCGTGGTTGATGAAAAGATTAAAATGAACCGTGGGTTCTATGATGCGTTTTCATCTGAATTCACTTTTACTGGATTAGATGAAACACAATTATTCAAATTAAATTGGAATAGTGCTCAACAACATTATACAATTAGTGGTTTACAAGGAAATGGTACAGTAACTGTTGATGGTTTCATTAAGTCATATTTTGAATCAATTGAAATGCCAAAAATAGCGGACATAATGAAAAATACGTTTGCTAATATTGTTCCTGTTGGTGGTATTAATTCAACAAATGGGTCTTATGACGGTAATTTAAATATTCTTAATAGAGTTGTTGAAAGCATAATGGGTGACTGTGGGACTCCAGCACCAAATTTAAATCAAAATGCAGTTAATCAATTTAATGAAAATGATATTGATCCATTGATATTTTTTGATTTTGATGGTTTGGAAGGGATTTATTTAGATGATGATAAATTCAGATTTGATAAAGTAATGAAATTTTCTGATTGTAATAATTACATGATGCCGGTAGATCAAACTATTGTTGAAGATTTTGCTTTCTTATCAAGCACAAAAACAAACATTACGGATTTATATGATAGTGCAATTGCTAAAATAGCTAAAGACGCCGCAAATAAAAATGGGTCGATTCCGTTTCCACAATTTGCCGCTAATTTAGATTTCAATTCATTATTAGGGTTACCTAAAGCATTATTAGCATCGATCTTTTCACCTAAGATTTTTTTCCCATTTGTTGTGTTATGGAAAATGTTTAAATCCGGTTCAGTCAACTTGGTTTTAAGTATTAAAACATTAATGAGAAATATTGCGAAAACTTTAGTTAAAATTTTAAAAGAAATATTCAATTTCTTCATGACAACTTTTTGGATATTAGTTAAACCAGAAATCGCAAAAATACTAAAAGATTTGGTTACTAAAATCATGAAGAAATCTAAACAAAAATATGTTAAAATAGTTAAGATATTAATTGATCTTTTAACGGCATTAATACCATTTATTGGTATTGGATGTTGTGATGAACTCTATGATGCCATAATTGCGTTATTTAATCAGTTAAATGTTGGGTTTCAAGGTAAAATACCTGGTTTGTTATTATTAATGGCAGATAAGTTACCAGGTTTTAGTGAAACAAGAGCAGATATTGAAATTGACCAAGAATTAAGAAGCCGAGGTATTAATACGGGAGATCAATTTGGTCAACCATCAAATGTAAAGGATTTCTTTAGTGGTATTGTTTCTGGACATAGTAAGGAATTCTTTGCAAATACAAAAATAAACATCGCGATGAAACCATCGGTAATACCAGTTGCACCATTAGGTGGGTCTGGGGTACTATCGCCGGCTAATCAAGGTGTTGGTATTATACAATAACAATGGAGAAAGAAGAAATTATTGATTTATCAAATAATCCACAAGACGCGTCAAATAAAAAACTTATTGATGCTAGGGATACTTTAATTGAGGAGTTTAATAACACCAAAGATATTATCATTAATCTAACCAGACATTTAGATGGTGTTGAATCATTATATAATAAAATCAATAACGAAATAGAAAAAAGAGTTAAATAATGCAAATAATTAGTATTGGGGTTGTTGTTGATATAAATGATCCAAGAGGTTTTGGTAGAATTAGAGCTAGGGACATTACGGAAACCGATAGTGCAAGAGCCGATGCAATTGCTAATTGGGAAAAATGGTCTAAAAATGACCCATTTGTTTATACCCCATTCTTACCTAACCATATTAACATTATACCACAGGTACAACAATCGGTAAAACTAATTCGTTATGATAATGAAAAGGACCTTCAAAACCAAGAATATGTTCCTGGACCATATACTACGCCACATGATTTCTTGGGACAAGATCAGGAATCACAGTTAACTGAAACAACTTTTGGTGCTAGATCTAAAAAAACACCAGCAATCAAATCATTTGGAACAAATCAGAAAGTTTATGATGATAATTACATAAGATCAGAATCGGTAGCAACATTACCAAAGTTAAATGATATCGCATTAAGTGGTAACTATGGATCGGATTTAATTTTAACAGAACAGGGATTACAATTAAGAGCTGGTAAATTTATTGACAAATTCACCAATAATCCAAAATTAAAAGAAGATTTAAAACACTACCCAACGTTATCTAAAAAACAAGCTAAAGTTTCTTTGAAGAAATTCCCAGAAACATTGAAACTTGATTATAAAGAAATTGAAGATTCTGTTATTGTTCGCGGCGATATCATGCACGTTTTCGAATATGACGTAGACGATATTACAAACCCACAAACATTAACATTTAAAATAACAAAGATCAATAGACCAGAAGGTGATAATTATAAAACCGATATTTTTAACGTTAACACTGAAATATCAGATACGGTATCGACTGTTATTTATGAAACACCAATTACATTGTCTAGTGATAATAAAATAAAAGAAGCGTATATTTTAATCAGGGATGCTATTTCAACACTAGATCGTGAAAAAATGAGTACATTTAGTAAGACATTACCGGATGTTGAATCTCACCCATTTTATTTTAGACCATCAAAAAATATTAGGTCATATAACGAATCGTCATCATTCTTACAAAATATCAATTATTTAGATAGAACAAATGGTTATGGTTTGGTTTTTTCTAAAAACTCATTAGAACCTGAAGTTAAACCTGAAATTAGAAAGGTGCCATATCTTAAAAAATTAAGTGATGTTGACCAAACATTTGCTGCTGTTACGTCTGATTTCATATTCAACATATCAACACAAGAACCTGGAATTGACGGTAAAAAAGTAAATTTCACGGCACTTGACAAATACGAATTTACACAAGAAGATTACATAATGAGAATTTTACCAAATACTTTCTCATCAGTACGTGGTGAAAAATTAATTGATTTATTAGAATTAATGGCTGCAATGCTATTAAATCACACCCATGGTATTGCAACACCACCAAATTACTGGGAAGCTAGTAAAACAAGGATTGAGAAGTTAATTAATTCGGCTAGAACTGAAATGTTAAACAGGTCGGTCAGAATCAATTAATATGATATTTATTAAATAAAAAGATGTCATATTTCCGTTCATATTTTGAGAAGAACAATACAATTTTAAAACAGTCTCAGGTTAATACAGCAAAAAACCCTAATACTGAATTAATTTATGGTTCAACATTTTCTAAATTCATTTTTAAAGTTGACTTTAGTGATTTAAAATCAAAGGTTGATAATGGTGATTTAATTGTTGATTCCAACACTAAACATTACTTAAAGATGACCAACACCATATTTGGTGATGAATCATTAAAAAGACAAAAAAACGGTAAAGGTCGAGATAGAACCTCATCATTCGATCTTATTGTGTTTAAAGTTACCGAATTTTGGGACGAGGGAGTTGGTTACGATTATGAAGATGAGGTTTATGATTTCACTAGTGGTAATAATACATTTAACGAAAGACCTTCTAACTGGTTTAATCGAACTACATTAGATGCTTGGGCTAGTTCTGGTATTTATAGCAATTCACCAATTATATTAGACACTGTTCATTTTGATAATGGTAATGAAGACTTAGTTGCAGATATAACAGATTATGTTAATTCAATTTTATCCGGAGCAACTAATCATGGTTTAGGGATTGCGTTTGCCCCTTTATATGAAAATATAACAAGTGAGGTCGATCAATCGGTTGCGTTTTTCACAAAATACACACAAACATTTTTCGAACCTTTTGTTGAATCAGTTTTTGATGATACAATTCTTGATAATAGACAAAATTTCACAGCTGAAATGGGACAATCATTATATCTATACGTAACCAAAGGTTCAAACTTTTACGATTTAGACGAACTACCAACAGTTGATATCACAGATTCATCTGGAAACCTTATTGGCGATTTAAATGACATTACAGCGACTAAAATACGTAAAGGGGTATACTCGGTTAATTTTGGATTAACAGGGGCTGTATGTGACGGAAAACGCTTCTATTATGATAAATGGAAAGGATTATCATTAAATAATATAACAATACCGGATGTTACTCAGAAATTTGTTCCAAAACCATATACTAGCAATTTCACTATTGGTGAAAACGTAAAAGAATTAGATAGATATGCAATTCAATTTTTTGGTGTTAAATTAAATGAAAAAATTAAACGAGGTGAAGCTAGAAAAATTGTGGTTTCTTTTAGATCAATTAATAACCCAAGAACAGAATTATTTGAAGAGGTATATTATAGAATCTACATTAAAGAAGGTTTGACTAACGTAAATGTATTTGATTGGACTAAATTAGATGTGACAAATGAAAACTCATTTATGCTTAATACAGAATACTTAATCCCTAGAGAATATTTTATTGAGATTAAAGGGAAATCTCACGGTGAAGAAATATTCTATAATGACGTAATAAAATTTGAAATATTGTCTGAAAAATAATTATATTTATTAATATGAAACTAGAAGAAATTATAAAAAAAGGTCTAAGACAAATTGTTTTAGAAAATGAAAAAACAGAAAACTACATGTTTTTTAGTAATTTAAAACAAATACATAGACAATGTGAAATGTTATTAAAAATGGACCCTAATAAATTAGATTCTATTATTAAAAATGGTCATGATTGGGCAGATGATCATGTATCTGAAGCAAAAAATAATATGGACCAAGTATTTGATTTCTTCATGAACGAAACTAAGCCAGATGTTAATATGGTACAAAGTAATGATTTAAACGAATCATCAGCATCAGCTAAACAAGCAGCTATCGCAATTAACATGAAAAAAAAGGGTATAACCCCCAAAGATTCAAAAGAAGAAATTGACGAAAGTAAAAATTGCCCTACCGACCCAGCAAAATGGGCAGCATCTAAAGCTAAAGCTAAAAGAAAATTTGACGTCTACCCTTCCGCTTACGCAAATGGGTTCGCGGCAAAAGATTATAAAGCTAAAGGTGGTGGTTGGAAAAAATGTAAATAACATGAAAATTATAATATCAAAAGAAGATAAAAAATATATTGAAGAGTCTATTAAATCTGGTGAAGTTTTAAAAGAAGATCTTAGAAGATGGTTTAAAGAAAAGTGGGTAGATGTTTCTAAGAAAGTAGATGGTAAACATCCACCATGTGGTAGAAAAGATGCCGATGGTAAATCATATCCAAAATGTCGACCATCTAAAAAAGTTTCAAAAGAAACGCCTAAAATATCTTCTTCCTATGATAAGAAAGAAAAAAAATCAATGACTTCTCAAAAAAGAAGAGCAGAAAAAAAAGAACCTAAATCAGGTAAAGGTAACAAACCAACAATGACTTACTTTGATGAAAATAAAATCAATGACACTAAAATAGTTTGTAAAAATTGTAATTGGTCTTGGAAATTATCTGATGGTGGAAATGACCCTTATATCTGCCATAAATGTGGACATAATAACGAAACTATGAAAGAATCAACTAAAAAAACAATTATTATATCTGAATCTCAATTTGATAGATTATTCAAATATAACGAAGAAACCCCGGTAATGGTTTATGAAGATGAGTTTGGTTCAGTTCAAATGACTAATTATGTTGTTGACAATGTACTTAATGAAGCTGAATATCAAGGTCGTAAAGTTCAACTTGGTAAAATTATGCAAGGTGACATTAAGAAATTTAAAGTTTATGTTAAAAACGATAAAGGTAAAGTTGTTAAAGTAAACTTTGGTTTTGGTGGTAAATCAGCCAAAGGTAAACGAATGGTGATTAAAAAAAATAACCCGGCTAGACGTAAATCATTTAGAGCACGTATGAACTGTGATAATCCCGGCCCAAGATGGAAACCTAGATATTGGGCGTGTAAAACTTGGTAATATGAAATTTTTAGATATACTACTAGAACGTTATGAAGATGATTATGGATATAGAGATGAATCTTTAGATAACAGAGATCGTAAGTTCGTTTGTTATACATCTGGTGAATACACTATTGTAAATGATCCGACAACAAATACCATTTATGGGGTCAGAACAGAAAATATTGATAGTGACTATGAATATGGTGCTTATGAATGGGAATCTGAAGAAGATTATGATAGAGATGATGAGGGTTATTCTTCAATAACAACGAACCATTTTAAAGAATTCAACGATACTGAATTAGATCCGGAAGGCATTGCATTTTTTGTTGAAGATTCTTTAGAAGATTGTACTGACGATCTGGATAAATTTGAAAATGGAAACAATGACATTGTTAGATTAACAAAAGAAAACAAAAAAGCATTTTATGAATTTTTTCATGATGAAATACATGATTATATAGATTCATCAAATCAGAAAAATGGTTAGATAAATTTTTGTTTAACCCAATACTCAACACGGAAGTTACAATACCTATTAAGGTTTTTAGCTTCCTTTTTTTCTATCATCTTACTAACTTGCATTAAATGATCTCTATTTTTAATGTCTATTCCAACAATATATCCAGTGCCATCTTTTATATATGTTGTTTCTCGAATATATTTACCACTATCGTCTAATTTAAGGTAACTAATGATCTCATTTTGTCTTGGTTTACACTCAATCCCCCTATCGTCCATTAGTCTTAATAGAACGTCTAAACGTAATTTTTCATATATGATTTCTTTTTCTGCCATGTTGCAAATATAATTATTTTTTTATTTTATACAAAAACAAAAAACCCCAGATTTCTCTGGGGTTCTTTTATTACCGATAATTAAGATTATCTTAATGTATCCAAACCAAATGTAGTAAGACCTTTTACAGTGATAGTTGCGAAGTAACGGTTGTTTACCATTTTCTTTGCGTATCTTGTCATGATACCTTTGATTGGAGTCATGTTGAAAGGGTTATACATTGTTGGAGTCAATTGTAAAGGTACATATGGTGCGTAGATATAACCAGCGTCCAATAATGATTTACCTTTGTGTCCAATTAACACTTTTCCAGCTGGGAAGTAAGGATCACGATATACTTGATATCTTCCAGCAAGTGTACCAATTTTCTCGATACCCATGTTGTATGAATCTTGTTCAGCACCAGCGTTAGATACGTGGAAGTACTCTAAGTCATCGAATACTGCAGAAACTTCTGAAGAAACAACGATCCAGTTAGCACCACCTCTTAATGTAGTTTTGTGGATTTGTGCAGACAATTGGTTGATTTTAGTAACCAATGTTTGGTTCCAGTCTTTTTGAGTATACCCAACGAATGAAGCACCTTGATTACCATATTTCCACTCATTGTAATCCCATTTAAGATTCCAAGCAGCACCTTTACGTAAGTCACGTAAAATCTCACGGTCAATCTCTGCAGCAACTTGCTCAGATAATAAAGCTGTTAATTCAGCTTCAGCATCGATGTTGTGGAATGCAGAAACGTCTTGAGCTAATTCAGGAGACCAGCTAGCTCTTAATTTTCTTTCAGTTACAGAAACAGTAACAGAAGCTAAGTCGAAAGAAACCTCACCGATTTCGTCTTCAAACTCTAAATCTTCGTATACTCTGTAAGTTACTGCTAAATCGTCAGCTGTAAAACCAGTTGGGATTTCGAAATCAGCAAATCCAGAAGTTGAAGAGTAAGATTGCATATCTACACGTAAGTATAAAACACCATCTTCATCACAGATATCTGTGTATTTACCACCTGGTCCTGTAGCAGGGAAAGTAGTAGTAGCTTTAGCTCCGTATTCAACAATACCTTTACCGTATTTTTGAGTTACGATTGTAAAGTCACGTGCAATACCAGCGTAAGAAACTGCTAAAGAAGCTAAGAACTCTTCAGTATCCATTTCATTACCGTTTGGTCCGATTAATTTACCTTGACCATTTTTAGTGAAACCAGATACTTTCAAGATTACTTCTGAAATATCATCATCACCATTTGAATAAGTTACTGTTTCAACAGAACCATTCGAGAATGCAACGAATGCTGCACCAGCTTTAGTAACTCCACTGTAAGCACCTTTTGAGTAATCAAAGATACCTTGGTCAGCAGCGTCAGAACCTTCGTAGAATCTGTCATAAAGACTTCTTCCGTCAAATCCGTTGTTAGTTGTGTCTCCGTTTGGTGAACCGTAAGGAGTGTAGTGATTACCACTGTTTCTATCTTGGATTTTAGGTATGAAGTAGAACAATTTACCGATAGGTAAGTTCATTGCTTGTACAGATACGATGTCGTTAGCTAATAATTTAGAGAAAACACGACGGATGATTGGGAAAACAACAGTCTCGAAAGAACCAGATGCATCAGCTACTGCTGCTTCATTGATTAAGTAAGACGCTTGGTTTTCATACAATTGCGCGATGTTATCTTTTTGGTGACCGTCAAGGTTTTCTAAGAAACCTAAGTCATCCCATTTTTTGATGGTATCTTCTTTGATAACTCTAAGGTGTTTTAACCCGATGTTACCTACCATACCTGATTCTAATAATGCTCCCATTTTTGAATATTTGTTTTTTGGTTTTTGTTTTATTTATTATTTCATTTTTTTCATCAATTCTTTCATTCTTGAAAATTGAGGTGCTTCGTAAACTTTTGATTCAGATAACACTTCGCTAGAAGAACTAGATGGAGTTGATGCAATTTTGTTCGCTACAGATTCTGTGACTGGATTTTTAGTGTCTAAATCTGTTTTGATTGTATTGTAAAGATTTTTTGATTCTGTTATTGTAGTAATATTGTCGAATCTTTTTAAGATATTCAATTTCTCAGCTTTAGTAGTTGAATGTTCAGTGAACAATCTAGTAGCATATGCCAAGTTAGCATTGAATACAGCAACTTCATTAAGTTTATCTTTAAATAAAACTAATGCTTTTTTATATTCCGCATTTTGTTTCTTTAATTTAGATACTTCTTCATTAATTGCTTCGTTTTTTCCGTTGCTTCCTGCTTTGAATTGTGTTCCACCGTTTCCTTTTTTGTGGAAAGCGAATGTACGAGCAGATTCACCCATTTCTTCTTCTGAAGGCTCGTCAGACATTTCGTCTTCGTCTTCTTCGTCTAAGTCAATTTCGTAAACCTCTTCATCACTTACTTCATCGTCAGCTGCTGGGAATTCTTCTTCAGATAAATCAGCCCCAAAATCTTCATCAGATTCTTCTGCATCATCACCTAATTTAATGATGTAGTCATCATCCTCATCTTTAAGTTCGATGTTGTTTCCGTCTTTTTTAACTACGATACCATCTTCGTCAGACATTGCTTTAAATACTTTCAACACCTCTTCATCAGAAGCATCAGTCATATCTAACATATCGTCATCAGAATCCATGTCATCTTCGTCATCCATTGACGCGAAATCATCGTCCATTGCTGGTTCTTCATCTTCAGCTTCGCCTTCAGCGTCTTCTTCAGATTCGTCACCATCGATGTCTTTGAATGGTTCATCATTTATCGAGGTCTCGTCATCGTTTTCTTCTGCATCTGCTTCATCAGCATCAGCGTCAGACATACCGTCTTCTTCCTCTTCGCCAGGGATTGGTTGTTCAGCAACCTCTTCCTCTTCTTCCATACTTTCTTTAAGCAAGTCATTTAGTTCTTGTTTCATTGTTGAAGCAAGTATACCTTTTGCATTTTGCTTTACTGCTTCCTCAAGGGTTTGTACTTGAAGTAACGCTTGTTCTAAAATGGATTTTTCGCTCATTTAATTATTTGATTTACTATATAAATATGTGCATTATTTAAAAAAACCTAGTTTTTGATATTATAAAAGCTAAATAATTTTATTTTTTTAATTATTTTGAAAGGAATGAGTCAAATTTACCCATTAATCTTTTCATTTTATCTTCCATAACTGGCTTTTCTTCAATGTGTTCGTTGTATTTGTCCTTGTCATTAAGGTCTTGGAATACATATGCTCCAGGAGTTGATGGTGAAGAAACTAAATCAAAACAAACTAATTCAAAATCATCTTGTACGATGTTTTGACCCCTAACTTGTTTTAATGATCCTACCCCTCTAGATGATATTCCTAATGTAACACCATTCATGATTAACATAGCGGCTTGATCACCTTTGCAACTAACAATACCCATTTTTCTCCAACCTGGTGAAGTAAGTATTTTTAGTTTACCCATTAAGGTTTTACCTTCCCACCATGTTTCGGTGATTACGTGAGATACACGATCTAAATCTATAAGTGATGATGATGGGTGGTTTAATTCATTTAAAGCCGACCCTTTTTTAATTACTTCTTGATACTTTTGATCTTCCCTCTTTAAAAGAGATTCAGGATAGATTCTACCGTTTTTATTTGGTGTATCATATTTTTGTAAGACAGCGTAAAGAATAAGATCCTCAGATGAATCTATATTCTTCATTTCGCTAATAATGTGTTGGTTATCTGATGGGGAGATATGACCAGCGTCATATTCAATTAATATCCCTTTTCCAGTTTCGTTAGGTCCCAGTATTTTCATTTATAACTTTTGTATTCATATAAATACTGGGACTTTTAAATCAAATCTTAGTTTTGTTAAAATTAAATAAGGATTTATCAATTAAACATGAATCAATTGTGTTATTTACTGTGTTTTTCAATAAAGTTTTAACTTCATTTGATTTAACATCAAAAAATTTATCGACAAATAATGTTATCTCTAAATTCATAAACGATCTTTTATTCATTTTAATCCCTTTAGTTCTAATATCTAAATCAACAATTGTTTCTTTTTTAAAAAAACCTTGCAAATCGTGGTTTCTAAGGTGGTCTTTAATTTTTTTTCTTGTCTTCGAAATTACTTTTTCAAAATCAATATCTTCTTCTTGGGGTTCAACCCATGCATTCATTTTAATGTATACGGTTTTAAGATTTTTAAAATCTACGGTACCATAACCTACCTTAACTTCTTTGTGATTTCCTAAAGGGATGTATTTTCCACTTTTCATTAATTAATTTCATTATTACTAAATTTATGGTGTAATCTAATATAATGAAAAAACCTGGTAATACCAAAATTTATATGAGTTATTTGGGTAAAAAAAAGGTCTAGATTATTCTAGACCGTTTTCTAATTGCTTTAAACGATAATAATTAAACTTCGTTGGATTCATGTCATCCATTTCCCTTTTAACATCGTTTAGTTTAGTTTTAAATTCATCATCTGTTGATTCTGATAATAACCCGTCAACTTTGTTATTTAAACTTTCTTTTAAGTTTTTCATTTGACCAATGATATCATCATCGGTTAATGATATAATGCTTTTTAGTTCTTCTTTTTGTTCTTCATTTAATGTATTATTATAAAGTACATTAAAATTGTTTGCCAATACCGCATGTAATAAACTTTCATTTACCGCAAAGTTTTCAGTGCCTCTTTCTTCAACTTGTTTTTTTGTTGTTAAATGTTCAACTAGTTTTTTCTTAGCAATAACCTTCTTATCGATGTTGTTTAAGTTATCTTCTTCCAATAACTGATCGATTGAATCATATAATTCATTCTCATCAATCTGAGTGTCATAAACAGACATGTTTACTACTTCACAAAAACTTTTTACTTTACTTGCTTTTTCTTTTAAAATGTTACCAATTTCTTCAACATATAATTTGGCAACTTCTTTATCATCGAAATATTTGTTTTCAATTTCTTCATAGAATACAAACATCTCCTTAAAGTCTTTATTCTTTTTAACTACCTTTAGTAGGTTTCTTGTATTTTGTTTAAATGTCCCTTGCTCGTAAGCTTCGGTTAATTTCTTTAATAGTTTAGATTTAATCTTCCCAAAATTGTTCATTTGTTAATCGTTTAATATATCGTTCAGTTTATTTTCTATTTCATAAATATTCTGTTGTGCTTTTTCTAGATTAAATAAATCACCTAAATTTTCGCTTTCACCTAACATTCCTAATAGTTTGCTTTTTTTAGTCTCACTTAATGGTTCTGCTTCACCACCACCTGCCGGCGGTTCTGGTGCGCTAATTGGTGGTGCTCCACCACCCATATCCATGTCTGCGCCTTCTTCACCACCTACGGCACCCGCAGCGGCCGCTTCAATTTTTGCACGTTCATCTTCTGATATACCGTATTTAGCATCGACTTCATCAAATACCCCAGATCTTCTAATAATAGTGTTTGTTGTTGTTAATTCAGCCCCCATTGCTCTTTCAAGACGTTGTTGTTGTAAATCTAACAAAACTTCATTATCACTAAATCCAAGAATGTTTTTCTTAGCCCAAGTATGCGATACTGGTAAGATACCAATTTGAGATTGATCCGAAGTGGCATCTTTATACAATGTGATTTTCTCTTTCCATTGTTCAATTCTTAATAAATCAGATTGTGCAGATGGATTAGTTAAACCTAATGTAAAATTATTTAATTCATCTTCTAATCCAAGCATATAAAGATGCACTAATGCTATCTTATTTAATTCTTGAATTAATGATTTTTGTATTCTATTAATTGTTCTAGCAAAACGGATATCCATTAATGCTAAATTTTTACCATCACCAACAACTTCTTCAAATCCTAAGAATGCTTTTGGTATACGAAGTGCCGCTAATAGTTTCTTTTGGATGTATTCGATATCTGTAATCTCACCTAAATTTTGTGCACCAGGTAATGTTTCAATTGGACTAGCTGCACTTTGATCACGAACTGGTATGAAATAATCTTGATCAACAGCCATTTGGTTATATCTCATGTCCACTTGACCATTTCTCTGATCTACCACTTGATCACGTTTAAATTTATTTGCTACACGTTGCACATATGGTTCAATGTCTTTATCGTCCATATTACCAACGAAAATTTTAAATACACGTCTTTCAGGTGCTCTAGATGTTCTATAAATTAACATAGCATCTTCAGCCAATAAAAGTTGTTTCCAGATTCTTCTTATCTTATCCAACATAGAAGTACCGTATGGTAATTTTCTATCGTCACCTAATAATCTAAAGTGACCAATTTCCCATGCTTGAAATTCCATATCTTTGTTCTTCCAAGTAAAACGTAATTCTTTTGTTGGCATCTTCATTACATTATCACCTTGGTTAGGTGATTTTGATTGTGCCCCTTCCCATCGTTCGATTTCAATGTTTGGTAATTGATGACAGCCAATAACACCTTTCTCTGGATCAATTTTTAAATAAACAAAGTTATCACCATACTTACACATGTTTCTTGCCCACATTTGTAAATTGGTGTTGATATCCAATTGATTTTCGAATAGATCAATTAATATGTTTTTAACTCTTGTTGATTCTGAATAGATGTTTAGAATATGTCCCTTTTCAGACATAGTTGTTGATTCTTCACCATAAATGTCTAATGCCGCAGAAATCTCCGGTGTAAATTCCATGGATTCATAATCATAGTATGCTGATAATCTATTTGGTTCATAATATACCGATTGGTTATATAATGAATTGTCTAGTTTTGCCCATTTATCAAATAGGAACTGACTTTGTTGCGCTTGTAATTTGGTTTTTTCGAATTCAACAGGATCGTCAGTTCTTAATAATTCTTCTCTAGAAAAATTAAATGAAGGTGGGGCCTGTTGTCCTCTGTTTTGAAACCCAAATATTTGCGTTAACTTCTGAAATACTGTTAAGTCTTGATTTGCCATATGATATAAATACTTTCTTTATTAATCTAATTAAAAATAACGGTTAAATCAACCTTTTTTTGTTTTGCCATTAAATAGCCAAGAGTATTGTCCATATTGTTCTCTACTCGCTTGGTTAGTTGGTCTTGAATACGGCATACTATCCATAGCCATACCACCAATAGCATCAAAACTGGTACCATATGAATAAAACTCTTTACCTGCTTCATATGTTCTCTCAGACATCACCCAAGATTCCAACATGGCTTTATTTGCCGAATCATTTCTTTGTAATTGCGTGAACGATATATCACCAGCATATATTGCAATAGCCATTGCCATAATTAAATCATCATGTTGACCTTTCATGTGATTTGGTCTACCGTTGATGTAAACAAATGTGTTTAATTCATTTAATAATCTACTTGACCTAACAACAAAACCATGTCTTAATTCTTCTTCAAATGCTGAAACAATTTGTGTACGTTTATTATTAAAATTAATCCCCGGTATTTTTTCGTTTATTTTTGAGTTATATTCCCAGATGTTTTGTGTGTTGATACCATCATAGAACATACTCTTATATCCCATTTCTTGTAATTTTCTTGATGTTGCAACACCCATACCACCCGTAATATCAATTACAATAAAACATTTGTATAATGTGCCCCATTTATATGCTATTGACGCTAAATCATCCGGCGGTATTTTACCGAGATATTCTAATACCTGACATTTCTCGTCAAAGTTGATAATGATGATAGATGAAAAATCTTCACTATCCCCCCTACTAACATCGACCCCCATAATATAACGACAACCTTCTTTTGGTTCATCCCACATCCAAAGTGTACCTTGCATGTATTTTTCTTTGGGGTGTTTTATCATGGTTTTTGATATTCGTTCCATTGTTTCCCCAGGAATAACACTATCCCCGGATCCCAAGAAGTCACATTCAAGCTCTTGCGCAATCTTACGTTTGTCATACTTGAATTTCTTCGCCATTGATTCAAACCAACTAGAATATGGTGTATATCCATCTGCAATTAATTCTTCGTATTTTTCAATATCAAAATCTCGTAGTATTACTTCACTATCGTTATATTGTTCTCGATTTAACATATAATGGACAATATCCGGCACTTTAATCCAACATAAGTCTTTTGTGTAACGTGGATCTTTAAACCATCTTAAATCCGTTATATGAAAGTCATTGATTCCTCTTTGTGCTTGTTCATAAACACCATAATAAATTGGGTCATATCCATTTGGTGTTGAAATCAAAATAATTTTACCCCCGGTTGATAGGGATGCCATAGACGCTGCCCAGAAATCTTCACCGGCCTCAATATATGCGGCCTCGTCAAATACAAGTATGGTTGGTGTATAACCACGCAAGGCATCGGCAGATGTTGCAACGGCTTTAACTTCACATCCATTATTTAGTCTAAAACGACTTTCAGAGTTTTTATCAGGTGAGAAACCAACATTAATCCATTCAGGCCATTGTTCTAAAAAGTGTCTTACTTTATTTGCCATCTCAATCGCAGTATCACGTTTATTGGCAATAATCAAAACTCTTTCTGGTTCGGTGTCTTTTGCTGTTTGTAATTTTTTTGATATCCAGGCCGCCGTTACTGTAGAAACCCCAGCCTGTCTATATTTTCTAGTGATATTCTCATTGTAATTCTCGTAATCTTGAATTAATTGTTCTTGATCCGGGAATAACACTAATGGTACATATTTTTTTTGTGTGTTGTCATATGTTGTTAGATAAGTCCTCAATGCATATGGTGCATCTTTGATAATCTTAGCATATTCCTTTAATTGTTCTATTTTACTATTCATAAGTCTTAAAGATAAAAAAGGTGTCGAATTCGACACCTTTAAGTTTATTAGTCATCATCATTTGACCTTCCGATGCCGAGGCTACTTAGAAAGTCATCAAGACCATCCTCGTCCTCATTTTCGGCAGTTGTATTTAAGTCCTCATCAAATTTATTCATTGCCTCTTCATAATCGTAATCATTCAACATTTGATTAATCCCTTGACTTAATTCGGCCATTAATCGTTTACCTGTTGAGCTACCGCTTAAAAGTTCTTTCATAAACACTAAAAATTCTTTTGGTGGTTTACTAACAATATGTTGGAAAAAAATTAATTGTAATTCTTTTTTGTTTTCGTCTGTTAACACCTCTTCAGGTAAACTTTCTCTAACTATGTCCCATATTGCAGGACCTAATCGTAAATCCCATAATTCTTTATCAACCTTATCTTCAGCATCAATTACACGTTGTGCCATATCTCTATCTTTAGGTAAACCATGTAATCCTGCTACGACTTCTTTTGTTCCCTTAATTAATTCATGAACTAAAATTGGAAAGTTAATTGCGGTCGCGTATACTTTAGGTGGATTGGAATTTAAATCAACTCTCTCTTTACCCCCAGCACTTGCTTGTCCACCACCAGCACCGCCAATCAAAGATGATAAATTTCTGTTACTAATTTGCCATAAATTAGAATTTGATATTGACATTAAAATACCGTATAGATTAATTAATTCATCAGATCCGGTAATTTCGGATAGTTCTTGATCTACTAAATGAAACATATAGTGACCTCTTTCTGACGATCCAGCCATCATGGCGTTTATTAAACGTCTTTTTGCTCGTTCTAAATTAAACGATTCCAAATCATTAAAAAGTTCTTTTTCTATTTCAACTTCTTCTTCAGTTTCTGGACCTTCATTAGGTGAAGTTGAACTAAAACCACTATTATCTGGCATATCAATTTTAGCTTCATATTCGATATCACCTTCTTGTATACCAAATTCTTTCATCACTAATTGAAGAGCTAACCTAGCTAATTCTTCTCTATGTGCACCTTCAATTTGATTTACTTTAATTGCCGCTCTTTGCATTAATTTGTTTAACTCAAATCCTCGTTGATCTTCACCACGTCCAACAGACCCACCAGTATAACGTTGTACATTGCTAACAATGTTTTTATAACTTTTAGAGGCTAAAAATTCTTCAAAGTTAGTATGTGGTTCTTCAGTGTCTTTAGGGAAGTTCACTTTTTTCATGGCAGTATTCCTGTTTGCAAGATCTGTTTGTACATCTTGGTGTGGTCTACTATCATCTGTATCAAATTTCATTGGCATCTCAGTAAGATTTTTCTTTATAGCCAATAATATGTCTTTTTTTTGTAATTTCATATGTTTGGTTATTCAGCTGCCATTTTAATTTTATTTGTTGGTTTTAAAGATACTACTTTAGAATCTTTAGCTTTTGGTTTTGGGTTAACTAATGGTTGTTGTCCAGGTGTTTTATCTGGGTTTCTAAATGGACTCTTTCTTGGGTTTTCACTTGGTTCTTTCTCTCTAGTCGGTCTTTCTCTTGTTGGAGTTTCTCTCCTTGTTGGTGCTTCAGATGGTTGTCCCGCATCCGTAATAGCATCGTAAGTCATAAATTCTGGAATACCATTATGCCCTTTTTTCGCTTTAGCTGGCATTGGAACCATTGATTCATTTTCAGCTAATTTTGTTTTAATAGCTTCCATAACATCACCTTTAGTTGCCACCGCATGATAATTCTTTTCAATTACGGTTTTAACCCATTCATTAATACTAGCAACATCTTTAACGTCATCGATTGCTAATTCATCCTCTTCAATTTCTTCTTCTTCTTCTTCATATGTTTCAATTGTTTTCTTAGCTTTTTTTGCTGCATCTAAATCAGCTGCGTATGTTGGGCTAGTTTTTGAAATCATAACACTTTCTTCATTAAGAATTTTGGCGGCTAATTTATTTAATTGTGTATCATTAAATTTAACCAATGTTTTTTCAGAAAAACCTTCTTTGATTAATCTTTCTACTATTTCGTTTCTTTTCATTTTATTTTAATTTGTATGTTATTTCTTCGTTTATTAATCTAGCGCCTTTAGTTGCTAATTTTTCAGTGACACTTTCTAATGTTTCTCCAAAATGAAAAGAAACCCTTACAGGTCTCTCTTCGGATTCTATATCAAATGCTTCCCATCCTAACGCAACAATTCCATCTACAGCATCTATCACTCCAAAGTAATCTGAATTTTGAACCAATTCAAATTTTAATTCAGTGTTTTTTAATAGACCAACTAAATCAATATCTTCAATTTCTGGTGGAACCGATCTACCGGCAGAAGGGATTATAAACCATTCTTCAACTAATGCTTCTGAATCCTTACCAAAGATAAATTCATATTGGTTTTGACCCTTATAGTCTTGACCCAGTTCATTAATATAAAGTAGGTACATTATTCAAAATATTTACTTAATGTTGTTTTGATTGATTCATTAATACCATCCAATTCAGGGGTGATATCAATTTCTTCTTCCTCTTCATCTTCATCGTCAATAAACGAGTCGAATTCTGGTTCGTCTTCTGAAGCGAATTCCTGATCATATTCGTTTAGTTCAGTTTCTTCTTCCTCTTCACCAAATTTAGAATTAATTAATTCTTCCAATTTAGACATTCTTTCTGCTAAATCATCTTCTGGAGCCAATTCTTCTGGTGTTTCATCGTCAGCTGGCATTTCATTACCTTCTTCTTCATCACGTTCAAATTTCTTAGCGATTTCTTCAATATCATCAAAATCCAATTTATCTAAATCAACTGCAGAAATGATCATATTAAGAACATACTTAATATCATCACTTTCCATACGATCTTGTTGATCTCTAAGTTCTTGACCTAATTTACCTGAGTATTTTTGTACTTCGGCCATATAACTTGATCTTTTACCACCTTCATCGGAATCAGAGCTTAATTCATCATCTGTTGATATTGGTGCACTATCATCTGAAGGTAAACTATCATCTGAAGGTAATTCGCTATCTGCTGCCGGAGCTTCTGGAGCTACAGGAGCTGGTGCTGGCATTGAATCTAATTCTGGTGCTACTGGAGCAGCTTCACCTTTAGGCTTATTTTGTTTTAAAACATATTTGGTTGCATCTTCATTAAGCTCTTGGCCACTTAAAAGGTCCATTCTTTTTAATGCTTCTGAATAAGAATTAAATTTGTTTTTGTTTTTCATGAACATACCACCGATATAATCAAGAGTACTTTCATTTAAACCTTTCTTCACATAGTAACCGTCTTTTTCTTTTACGATACCATATACACCGTTAGTACTTTCTTTAACTAATTCGGCTTTAATGCCATTATTGTTGTTTGTTTTCTTTTCATTAAAGTATGTAAGTTCTAGGATACGGTTTAATTTTTCATTACCGCCTAACTTCTCACTACCTAAAGGTTTTAATTCTCCCATTGTTTTTAAATTAAAAATAAGCTTATTCTTATAGTATAAATACCGAATAAATGTAAAAAAATACAGTTATTAATTATCTCAGAGATAATTTTTTATCGGTAATAGTGTTTTTCAGGTCCATTAATTTTTTAATATAACCATTTCGTCTCAATAATTTGAAGGTTAAATTCTCATAAGAGTACTCCCCACCTTTTTCAAGACCACTTTGTCTAAATTTTTTTATTTTATCTTTTAGATCGTTTATTTGTTTTATTGTGTCGTCACTTTTACTTTCTTTCTCAATTAAAGAATCTATTTGTTTAGCAAAATATTCACCTTTTTCTAGGATTTTAGCTTCGTCAATATCTTCTTTATCTGGTGATGGGTTTACAACCCATTCATTATGTAATACAGAATAAACACCAGAAGACACATGTGGTTCGTCGATATCTTGAACATAAAGTTCAACTTCAAAACCTTTTATGGTTACGTCATGTGTATTGTTCCATAATTGTTTTTTACCGTCAAAGAAATCTTTAATGATTTTTTTAAATGCCGTTGAATCTATTTTTTTAGATGTTAATAGTTCATCCATATCAACTAGTATATGTAAATCTACATCAGAATACTCTGACCAGTTATAATTAGATAATGACCCTGTTAATACCAAATCATGCACGAATACATCTAAATCCAAATATTCAATAAACTCATCCGCAATTTCAGTTAGTTTATCTCTTATTTCTTTCTTCATTAGATACCCCTCATCAATTTTATCGAATATATCCAGACATAAAGTATCCTTAGTCTTAAACGTATTCACAATTTTCTTGTCTTCTTTTGGATCAGACAATTCCATTAATTCATCGATTAGAGTCGTTGATTTCATTAATTTAGTTTTTTATGTACGTATTTTGTTTTAATGTGGGCGTTAAAGAATGCTCCCTGTGATTCACTCATTCTGAACTTAGTAAACAATTCCCACGGCACTCCCACATATTCATAAATACCACCATAATTAAATGTGATAACTAATATTGATGTTTCGGTGTTAAAACTAGCACCTTTAATGTTTGAAGACACAATATCAACGGATATAACGCTTCCTTCTATTTTTTCTGATGTTATTGCCATATTCTAATATAGATCTTTTTATGAATTTTATAAATATTTCTAATAAATTTTGTTCATGTTATTATTATTTGTACGTTTGTAAAAAAATAATAAGATATGTCAATACTAAACTATGAACCAGAGGAAGGCCCAAAAGCTAACCCTAGAAGTAAAAAACCAATGTCGAACACACCTATTTTAGATAATTTCTCTAGGGATTTAATCAAAATGGCACAAGATGGTAAAATAGATCCAGTTGTAGGTAGAGACGTTGAAGTAAAAAGAATTGCTCAAATTTTATCTAGAAAGAAGAAAAACAATGCAGTTATTGTTGGAGATGCCGGTGTTGGTAAATCTGCTCTAGTTGAAAAGTTAGCTTTGATGATAACAAATGGTGATTGTCCATCTAATTTATTAGATAAACGAATTGTTTCATTAGATTTAACTTCATTAGTTGCTGGAACCAAATATCGCGGACAATTCGAAGAAAGGATTAAAGCAATTCTACAAGAAGTTGAAGACAACCCAGATGTGATCATTTTTATTGATGAATTACATACAATGGTTGGTGCAGGTAATTCAAGCGGATCTATGGATGCGGCTAACATTTTAAAACCAGCATTGGCTCGTGGTGAAATCCAATGTATTGGAGCAACAACGTTTGATGAGTTTAAGAAACATATCGAAAAAGATGCAGCATTGGTTAGACGTTTTCAAAAAATTATTTTGAAAGAACCAACTCAAGAAGAAACAATTGAAATATTAGAAAACCTATTACCATCATATCAAGAGTTTCATAGGGTTTCATATGAACCTGAAGTTGTTGAAACCGTTGTTAGATTATCTGGTAGATATATGACAGATAAACAATTCCCAGATAAAGCAATTGATGTTCTTGACGAATTAGGGTCTGAAAAACGCGTTATTATTAAGGTTCCGGAAGTAATTGAAAAATTAAAAGCCGAAATTTCTGAAATTAGAGAGCGTAAAATTCAAGTTGTTAAAACACAACAATATGAACAAGCAGCAACCCTAAGAGATGAAGAAAAGAAAGCGGAATTGAAGTTGGAAAAAGAGAAAGAGAAATGGTTAGATAACCAAAAAACAAACCTTATTCCAGTAACTGTTGATGATGTTTATGATATGGTATCATCAATTGTTGGTGTGCCGATTTCTAAAATGGACGCTAAAGAAGTAAATAATTTACTTACATTAGAAGAAAGTTTGGGTAAAAAAGTTATTGGTCAAGAAAATGCTATTTCAATCATTTCTAAAGCAATTAGAAGAAATCGTGTTGGTATTAAAGATAGCAATAAACCAATTGGTTCATTTATCTTTTTAGGTTCTACTGGTGTTGGTAAAACATTTTTAGCTAGAACATTAGCTGAACAAATTTTCGGGAATAAAGACAATGTAATCCGAGTTGACATGAGTGAATTCATGGAAAAACACGCAGTATCTAGATTAATTGGATCACCTCCGGGTTATGTTGGTTATGAAGAAGGCGGTCAATTAACTGAAAAAGTTAAGAATAACCCATTTTCTGTTATTTTATTTGATGAAATAGAAAAAGCACATAAAGACGTATTCAATCTATTACTTCAAATTTTAGATGAGGGACATTTAACAGATTCATTCGGTAGAAAAGTTAATTTTACAAATACATTGATTATTTTAACATCTAACGTTGGTGCTAAAAAAGTAAGTGAATTTGGTGGTGGTGTTGGTTTCAGCACAAATAGTTCAACTGAACAACAATATGAGGTTAAAAAGACAATGATACAAAAATCATTGAAACAACAATTTAACCCAGAATTTTTAAATAGAATTGATGATGTGATTTTATTTAACACACTTCAAGAAGATTCATTGATGAAAATTGTTAAATTAGAAGTTGATAAATTGGTGGTTAGATTAAAAGAAAAAAAGTTCGACATCACATTTGACGAAACTGTTTTGAAAGAGATAATTTCTAGAAATAAAGAAGAACAATATGGTGCTAGACCAATAAAACGTATCATACAATCGTTATGTGAAGATTACTTAAGTGACGAGATATTAAGAGGTACAATTGTTGAGAACAAACCAGTTATAATTGAATTTAAAGACGAATTAGTGGTTAAATCATAATTTTTCCCTGAAATTAGTATCAATATTTGGGTTTTTCTTAAAAACACATATATTTATATGTTACAGGTTCTCTTTGTCGTTAACCTTTTCGTTTTTTTAAAAAGTAAGTGGGGTTGAACCTGCTGAAAAGACCTTAAACCCCGACATCTAGTTGGGGTTTTTTATTTAATATTTGGTTTTATGTGTTTTTTTGTTTAAATTTGCACTATGAAAAAATATACATTTATTTTGGCTGTTGGTGTTATGTTAACATTGGCGGCATGTGGTAAAGGATCGACCACAAACGAAGAAAAAGATTCTACTGCAGTAGATAGTTCAGCAGTTAAAGTTGATAGCACAGCCGCACCAGCAGTTGATTCAACTCAAACAAAATAAGAAATCGACCGGTTTATTCCGGTCTTTTTTTTTTATTTAAATATTTTTTATATCTTTACCCCGAATATGACAATAGTTATTAATATTAAAACATATTAACATGAATACAGAAAAAGACTGGGTTGGTGATTTAATATTGTTACGTGGGCTTCCAGGTAGTGGTAAATCAACAATTGGCGATATAATGCTTTTTACGGGGCAAAACAATCAAGATGTTTTATCAGCAGATAATTTCTTCATTGATAGAGACGGTAATTATCTTTTTGATGCTACAAGATTAAAAGAAGCACATAATGATTGTCAACAAAAATGTGCTGAACGTATGAAGATGCAATTTTCAAAAATTGTTATTGCAAATACCTTTACTCAAGAATGGGAAATGGAAAAATATTTTGAAATGGCTGACAGGTACCGTTACCGTGTTCATTCATTAATAGTTGAAAATAGACATGGTAGTCAAAATATCCATGACGTTCCTGAAGATAAACTGGAACAAATGAAAAATAGATTTGAAGTGAAACTTTAAATAATAACATAATGTTACATAAACTAGAAGAATACCATGATCAAGGATTGGTTTTCAAACAAACACACCCAACACTAGATTTAACTATTTGGAACTATACACCTATGGTTCAATATGAAAGATTATGGGACGATATTACAATACAATGTCGTGGGTTAGTAACAAATTCAGAAGGTAAAATAATTGCAAGACCATTTAAAAAATTCTTTAATTACGAAGAACATAAACCAGAAGATATTCCAAACGAAAACTATGCTGTTTATGAAAAAATGGATGGTTCATTAGGGATTCTATTTTATTATGCTGACCAATGGATAATGGCAACTCGTGGGTCATTTACCTCACCACAAGCAATAAAAGGTGCGGAATTATTATCAAAATATGATGGTTTATCAGATTTATTCAAATCGTACACTTATTTGTTTGAAATTATATACCCTGAAAATAGAATTGTTGTTGATTATAATGGGGAAGAAAAATTAGTTTTAATTGGTGCAATCGAAACAAACACAGGAATTGAAGATGATATCACGATCTATTCTCATTATGGTTTTGATGTTGTGACATTATATAAAACATGGGGAGAAACTTATGATTTACTTAAAAAAGAAATCCCTAATGATAAAGAAGGTTATGTTATTGCTTTTAAGAATGGGTTTAGAATGAAGATTAAGGGTACTGAATATATTCGTTTACATCAAATATTAACAGAAACCTCAAGTCGCGATATTTGGGAATGTCTTAAAAATAACAAGTCATTAGATGAGATTTTAGATGAGGTTCCAGATGAGTTCTATACTTGGGTTAAAGAAACGGTAAATGAGTTACAAACACAATTTGATTCAATTAAATTAGAAGTTGAAAATGAATTTAAAGAATTGATAAATAAAAAAGAATATGCTGATAAAATAAAAGACAATAAAAATCGACATTTCTTATTTAAAAGATTAGATTCGTATTCACAACAACTCGATGATATGATCTGGGATTCAATTTATCCGCCGTACACAAAACCTTTCACTAATATTGAAAAATAGCTAGTTATGACAAAAACAAGAAAAAGTAAAGCAAAAGAAATTGAAGTGTTTAAAACACTTGAAATTATTGGTGAATATTCAAACTCAACTAGTTTTTATTCAGAAAATAAAGAATTGGTTTTTGATTCGGTTGTTGAATTATACCATGAATTGTTTTCTACAGGAAAAGAAGAATTGAAACTTGAAGTTTTGGTTAGTTTAGAAGAAGAATCGAGAAAATTAAGTTGGACCACTGAATTTATTTATGACAAGAATAGCGCCAATGTATTAATCGATGACATTATCCCATTTTATGAAAGTATTGAAAAATATGAAAAATGTAATGAGGTATTAAAATTGCATGATGACTTTACAAAATTAAAATAAATAACTATAATTGTGTTAACGGATAGTAGAGAATTCGTTTAGTTATTTCTTGCCAAAGAAAAGAACCCTCAATAGCTTTTATTGGGGGTTTTGTTTTACAACATCATTCTAGAACCAATTAAGAAGTTATTTAAAACTGGGGCTCCTGGTGTGGTATTTACATTAAGTTTATAATTTAAACTTAATCCAAATCTTCTTGTTATTTTATAATCTATACTTGTCCCAACCAAAAAACCGAATTGTCTACCAACATTTGTTGTTCCGGTAAATGTGTTATAACCCAATGGAGAAAACATACCAAAAAGTTGTGGTGACAATGTTATCTTTTTACTATATTGAAATGGTTTTGTCCAAAACGCAACAGTTGATGTTGATAAACTAACATCATACATTTGTTCTGTTCCTTTAATCAATAAAGTGATAACCCCAACATTATAACCAAATGTTCCAAATTTTGGGTGTGGTTTTATCCAAGTATAACCAATTAACCCCATCCATGTTCCATTAAGGTATGCTGAAGTCAAAGAGTAACTATTAATCGATTCTAACCTTCCTTTATCATCCATATTCATCTTTGTGATACCCCCTGATAACGCAAACTGATTAAATGTTGACCATATCATTGAATTTAAACTATAAGAAACGTCACCCATTAAAGAAGACTTTGAAATACCTAATGACATAATAGCATTATATTGTCCTGGGGCACTTTCAGTTGTTGTTAAATCTGAGGCGATTAACATTGGGTTTGATGGCCCAGTTTTTTTCTTTTCGTCTTTTTTCTTCTCTTCCTTTTTTTCTTCTTTTTTCTCTTCTTTTTTCTCTTCTTTTGATTCTGATTTTTTTTCTTCAGATTTACTTTCTGATTTAGATTCTGATTTAGATTCTGATGAACTACTTTCTGATGAGCTACTTTCTGATTTAGATTCCGATGAACTATTAGACGAACCACTAGAAGATGAACTACTAGAAGACGATGTATTTGAAGACGATGTTGTTGGGGTAGGACTACTAGTCGCACTACTAGTCGCCCCAGAAGCGGCCCCTGATGCAGAACTACTGGCTGCCGATGATGCTGCCGAGGATGCTGCACTACTAGCGGCAGATGATGCTGCATTAGCTGCGGTAGTTGCGGCCGCACTTGCAGCCGCAGCAGTTGCTTGTGTTACGGTTGTTTGAATTGTTTGTTGAACCACAGCGCTTTGGCATGGTAATGATGAATATGTTGCGTAGGTTGTTTGTAACCATACCTGTAATTGTCCAGTTTGAACTTCAGATGGGGTAAACGATCTAATTTCACCATAAAAAGAAACAATAGCATTGCCATTAATATATGTTGTTTTTGCTATTTTTACTTCCCCAGTACACTTATCTATGAATGTTTGTGTAAATGTTTGTGCGTTTACTTTATTTGATAATAATCCAACAAAAAAAATGATTAAACAAACAACTATTTTTTTCATCTAAAATTATTTTGTAAAAATACCTTTTTTAACCATTCTATCTAAAATCCTAGCACATGCGATATCTAAAGCTTTTTTTGTTGCAATTGAAATTGTTGATTGATTAAATTTAATTGGGTCCGCAGTTGCATCAGACAATAATGTTAATTGTCTATTAGTTATTGCTTCGCCTAATCCACTGGCACCAAATAATACCCCAGTTTCAGCATCTGTAAATCTGACTTGTAAACCAATACGTGTGACCATATTGTCTTTAATACCATCTTTAAGATTAATTGTTTCATCTTCTGAAACTGAATAGTCATAACATTCAACGGTTACGAAATATTTTGCCAAATTAATTTTACCACGACCATCTAACTTATTTTCTGAAATTCCGGCCTGAGATGCTTGAAATTGTTTCACCATACGGTTTTTAATTTCAGTTGATGATTCAGTAAATTTAAATCTATTTAAATTCTCCAAATATTCCATGGTAATGTTAGCAACACCTAGTCCAACTCTTTTTTCTTTAAGTTCTGGATATGCTTCATACATTTCATCACTTATTCCCGCTTTTAATATTTGAATCGGGATTTGTGGTCCCTCATAATCTAAAAATTGGGATATGTCAATTTTAGTTTCAAATGATGCTTTATATTGTTCGGTTTTAGTTGAACCAATTGTTTGTGCCATAGTGGTTAAAGAACCGAATATTAAAATGGCGATGGATAATATTTTCTTCATTGTTTAATTAGTTTTTTCTGGTTCTTCATACCAGATATTATCTGGGTTGTTTTTATATAACCCATCTATTTTCCACATGATCTCGTTTGAGATATGTCTTTCTCTTTCTTCATTAGTAAAATGTGTGTAAATCATAAACAAATCAAACGTAAATGCTAATGATACCCAAACACATACAAAATAAAGGTATCCAACCAATACCTTTTCTCCGATTTTTTTTAATAATTCTTTCATAATGTATTTTATTATAAATACATGTTAAGGGTATAAAAAAAGGGAGAATTAAATCTCCCTATTTCTTAACCTTCAGTTTCTTCAGTCTTTTTGTGTGTGAATTTGTCTAAAGTGTCAGCACCCATTCCAATTGCAGTAATTACCATAACGGCATTTACTAGATCTGGTGACGGGGCAAAATCAGCATGTGAAAATGAATTTAAAACCATTGTTACACATAAAAATAAAGCACCCATGAATGCGATTACCGGTTTTACCGATATAGATCCTCTTTCATCTTTGAAGATCTCAATAATCCATTGTTTAAACGTCATAATAGTAGAGAATTAGTTTAGTTTATTTTTTAACCTTCCATGTTTATTTCTGCAGATTCATCTTTGATTTTACCACATTTTAAACATTCTTCTTCGCCGTCACCGTCCAAGTCACCCCAAACGTGTTCGCATTGTCTATGTGCAAAGTATTCATCAATTTTACCATCACCGTCAAAATCTAAACCGTCCATTACGCCGTCACCGTCCTCATCAATTTCAACACCTACCTTAGCTTGGACAGGTACTTGGACATCTTGTCCAACTTCTGATGTTTCTGTCAATACTAATGGCGTCGTTGACATCGGTACAATTGGATTGTTAGGACCATCATTTGTGTTACTCAACGATACACCATCTTCTTCATCCATTTTCTGAACTAACATTTTATCCTTATCGGTATCACTAAACCAATAGTCAATAATTTTACCATAAGAACCAATGAATGCACCTAATAATAAAAGTAGAAGTTCTTTCCATTCTCCTTCTATTGTAGATTTATTTAGAATCGCTCCAAATATTCCCATTATAATGATCATAAAACCACCTAATACGATGGCGGTAATAAACCATCTACGCTTCATCATATTACCTAACAATTCTTTAAATCCGCCTGCTTCTTCTTTCATTTTAATATTTTAGTTTAACATTAATTTATTACCACTGAGCTGGCTTTTCTTTAAATTCGTCACCATCTTTTTTAGGTTTTGGTGCTGGAGCTGGTGCAGCTTGTTGTGCTGGTGCCGCTTTTTCTTTAATGATTACGGTTTTACCCGCAGCCGCCGCTTGTTGCTGTTGTTGAGTTTGGTTAGTAGTGATATTAATTACTGGTGCCGCTTGTGCTGGTGCTGGTTCATCACCACCTCCACCAAGTAAGCTCGCTGCCCAAACACCACCTGCTGTTACTATTGTACCTAAAGTACCGATTATGGTTTTTTTCAACCCACTCATTGTTCCGTCGTTTTCTGTTTCTTCTGACATAATTCTATTTTTGTTTTGTTTTATTATAATTTATTAAAATCTGTTATACCCAATCTATTACCATTTGAATCAAATAAACCAATTCTATATGCTGATGGTGGTAAAGTTGCTGTATATACTTTAAATATGTTATTACCTGATTTAACAACCATTTCTTCTTTAGAAACAACTTTATTTGTTATATCAAATATTTTAACTGACACATTCCCATCAAATTCAGTTTTCACATTCATTGAAACTTCATTTGTTACAAAGGCGGTTTCTAATTTAATACCTACCGTATTTTTTATCTCTAATTGTGGTGTCACAGTTACTGGTTCAATTAAAATATCGTCTTTAGTACAACTAAATGTGGCTATAACGATAACTGCAATTATTATTAATTTTCTCATTTTATAATTTATTAATGTTTATTGTTGTTTTATTTATTTGTGTGTTATTGTTATCCATAAGTGTCAAATATAAATACTTTACAGATATGGAATTAGTGAATATTTTTTTTACGTTTTCGCCTTTTTTACCCACAAATTTTTCCTTACTAATTACCTGTCCACTTTCCTTATCAGTTAACACTAAAATGTAAGTGTCGGTTGATGGTAAATCAAAATATATTAATTGGCCATTTGTTACAGTGCTTTCGGTTACTGTAAAAATTTTACTAATTTCAATTGGTTCCGGTATTGGTTCTATAGATTCGTCTTTAGAACATGAAAACAAAAAAATTAAAATAAAAAATATGATTTTTTTCATTAGTTTAAAGTTACTTTTAATTGTGTCCCACTTTTATTTACCGCATCTGTCCCATCTATTGAAAATAAACCTAAAATATCCGTCAATTCGTTTATCGTTCCAAATGTTATTTTATATTCGGTTGTTTTATCTAATATTGTTGACCCATCACTAATTAATGAACCTAACATAATTGAACCCCCATTATCCCTTCCATAATTCATTGGTGATCCTTTAGTGTTAAATTCTACCTTTTCATATTTTAATAATGTGTTATCATAATTCAACTGAAATTGAGTACCCACCACTTCCTGTTGTAAAGGGTCTAAAGATATCGTAACAATAACTTTCCCACCATTAAGTTCACCTATTACAGACGCATTTATTCCATTCGAAGTTGTTTTAGAATTTAAACTCATTGTTCTAAATGAATTAGTTGTGATATTACTTACAGATTGTTGTGCTGAATGTGATAGATTGACATCCCCTTTCCAAGTGACATTAATATTATATGTATTGTTTAACGTCCCAGTATTCAAATTAAATGGAATTAAACTCCTAGTCGTGTTTAGCTGAGTGTTCCAGTTTGATTTTGTAATTGCGTCATAATCTGATTTATTGTATAATTTCATCAAATATGTTAAAGCAGTATATTGTGTTAGTGGTTGTGCACCAGTAAGATGTTGTAATAGTCGATATGTGTCGGCTTCGTTAAAAACTCCGTTATTGTCAACGTCAGCATTCATAAATTGTATCCCTGACGTGAATTCATTACCTGTTTCATTACCAAATAAACCACCTAACGATAATTCTTTAAACGCTAAATAAACATCAGAAACTGTTACGATGTTATTATACAAATTATTCAATTCAGTTTGATTATTTGCTATCACATCAATTCCGTGTTGTTTGAATGAAGTGTTTGGTGTAAATGTATATTCCGCTCTAATTCCATACCAACCATCTTGTAATCTTAATGAGGTTGGGAATGAACTCGCAGCCACTTTATTAGTTAAATCAATATTTCCTGGTATTACCCATTGTTTCCACCAACCATTAAAATCTAAAGCCTGAATTGGCCCATCATATAGATCAAATAGTTTTATTGATGTTATTTGATTTAAATTTATTCCCGTCCCATAAAATTCTCTTTCATCGATTTGTAATCTATGACCGTTTAAATTAGTTTCATATGGGTTAATAAGTGACCATTCTACATCACCAGGTGTTATTGTTGCTTTATAACCGTTGTTTATTTTAGTGGCATCCAAATCATTTGTTATATCTACTTTACCCAATCCACTTATTGGTCGTGACGTATTTGTTGTTACGCCCCATATATTATTTACATAAGTGTTTGCTTTCACAGAAAACTTTGTTTCATCCACATTACCACCAAAATCAATATTGAATCTTGCGGTTAAAACCTCCCCATTTGTATGTGTTGTTGAGTTAGTATAAAAATCAGTAAAAGTTTGGTCATCCGGGTTACTCCAAGTTCCGTATTCAATTACATATGGGTTGTTCCATTGGTTATATAAATCGTTCCATAGATTCCCATTCCACTTTGTTACAGCATAGTCCTCGCCGTGATTGTAACCATTTGGTTCACCACCCGCCCAATTGTTATATTGGCCAGGAACATTTCCACTATTCGCATTTGATGTTTTTATCACTGTCCCTTTTTCAGGTCCAGCATCAATTACCCACACACCATCAGTTACCTCATCGGTACATGCGAACCATATTTGGGTTGCTGGAACATTTGCTTGAATAAACGCATCTTCCGAAGCTGACGTTATTGTCACCAAATATCCTGTTTGTCCTTTGAATGTTGTTGCTAATGCATTTGCTCTTGCGGTTTTATAGTATGTGCCGGTTGTTACTGGTTTGTAAAAATGCCCATTTGTTCCATTGTAATAATATCCAGTTGGGTTAATTGTTGCAGCAACTGATAATTTAACATTACCAATTGCGGACCCAGTATTTACTTTTAGAGATTCTAATGCGGTATTGATACTAGCCATAGTCCCAGTAAACACTAAACGAGTTTTATTACCAACCATACCAAAACCACTTGCGGCAGTTAAGTTTGAATAACTACTCAAATAAAATGTCGTACCTGTTGGAAATTCCACTAAACTAATTGATGCTAATATGGTTGCGGTTGGTGAAAATCCATTCAACACGAACCCACTAGCATCTTGCCCAGTCGTAGATGGGATAAACGATTTAGAGTCCGGTGCAGATATACTCTGACCGAACCCTAAAAATGTTGTTAATAGTAATAAAATTACTAATTGTATTTTCATGTTACTCAATTATTAAATTTATCTTGTTTCCTTTTGCATCAACAGCATCAGATAAAACAAAATAAAATAACCCAGCAGTGTTTGTTAATGGTGTTTTTGGTTTAAAAATTAATTTATATGGTGTACCAACTTTAATTCTGGCTGTTTTTAATTGATCAATTGAACCAAATGTTAATCTACCATTATCATGTGTTGAAAAATTAGTAATTGTTGAACCAGCGTCAAATACTACATTCTCTAAACTTAATTTACTTTCATCATAATTCATGATAACCTGTAACCCAGCCAAATCTGCTTTAGATAATTTTGTTGTTAATATAACATTACCGTTATCCAATGTTGATGTGATATTTAATGTTGCGGTTTCTAATGTCTTTGAAACATATGATAATGTAGACGACGCCATAGTTCTGTTCATTGTTGATATACCAACATTTGATGAATTAGAATATAACCCACTAGCAATTTTGGTTGTGATTTCAGATGGTGATGATGAATGCGAAAAATCTAAATCCCCTCCCCAAGCATAGACCATATCAACAACTTGTGTTGGTGTAGAAATTGTTACATCATTTTTTACAATACCATCTAACCAACCTTGGTTCAATAAGCCACTATACCATCTTACTGATGTGGATGTTGATTTAGGAATAAACGCGTTAGTTGAAACATCAATCCCCATTACGTGTGCAAACATATAATATGAATCAGATTCACTAAATGTTGTTTTGTTTAATGTAATTAATCCAACTTTCTTTTCCAAAGCAGGATATGTGAAGAAATTAGCAGCACCGCTAATGTCTGTCTGAGACACCCCTAAAAACGCTTTGTATGCATCTGATACTGTTATAATATCATTCATGAATGTTTTTTGATTCGCAGGTGTTACAAACACACCAATTTTATCACCAACTTTAACTTCAGTCGTGAATATTGCTTCGCCAGATCCATCTAATGGTTTAACCGCAATTGGTTGTTGTGTCCAATCAATTTGGTTTGTACCATCGGTTTTAAGTTTCATTAATTGTACATTATGATCTGTAATTGTTGTATATGTGGATGGGAATAGTACTCTAACTTTAAATTGAGATGTGTTCCCAGTCACATTTGTTAACGTTACACCATCGCTTGATGTTGTTATTGGTGATATGTAGGACCCAGCAGCATCGATTGAATATGCTAAGTCCAATTTATGTATGTTATTATATGTATTCTGATCTTTTATTATATATTTCTGTGTTGCCAACACACCGTCAATTGAATTGTCCGTTCTTTGTAATGTGATTTGTGCAACATTCCAATTTGGGTTACTTAAATAGCTCCAAGGTGTTATTAGATATTGACCATATAATGATTTTGAATCAACAGTTTGTGACGGGGCAAAAGAATAGTTATTCCACTGTGTGTAAAACGTCTGTACGGACGTTCCTTGACTATATGTTGTTGAAAGATATGCCAATGCTTTGTTATTATATTGATATCTCAACCAGAAATAACGTGGTGTTGTTGCTGGGGTTGTTCCCTTACTAATAACGTATTTTATTGTTAGTGTGTCCCCAACTTTATATGAAGTTTGAGGTGTGATCGTTTGATTTATTGTTAATTGTCCAAATGATGAAAATGTAATTAAGAATAAAACAAGTAAAAAAGATAGTTTTTTCATTTTTTTATTTATTGCCAAAAGTTTTATTTATTAATGATTCACATGTTTTTTTAATTGCAGATGATAACGCTTGTTGGTTAATCTTACCACTCCCTGAGTCTGTAATTAAAGTAGATGTTGAAATTTCTGTGCTAGATTCTTCTGCCACAGCTTCTTTTATTTTTTTGCCTGTATTATCTGTTAATTTACCTTTCATAACAACCAATGTTTCTTCCACATCTGAATGAAATACTGATACGTTCCTTTTAGTTCTATTAACATCGAAATACATGATTTCCGCACTGAATATTACATCAGCCGACGCTGGATCGCCAACAATTTCATAGTTTTTGTCTTGTAAAACCTCTTCAAAGATGTTTTTACAACCAAATGCTAAGTCTCGATTGTTAGTTAATTTACCGATTTTGATCTTATTCTCTACCCCGGAGATATAAACAGCTGTAGGATCTTGTTTCACCGGTGAAATGTAGAGAGACACCGCTGAAAATGAAGCCATTAATAAAATCGGAAGTATAGAAACGTTTAGTCTATTACTTCTTGCCATAATGATAAATATCATGTTTAGGCAACTTATTTTAATTAATCAAAAAAATTATTTTTAAAAAAATTTAACTTTTTTTTGTTCTTTTGTTGTTTATATGAATACTTATTATTATCTTTGCACAATAAAGCAAAGGAAATTAAATTTCAATGAGACAATTTACACATACAATGTCGTTTACAATCTGTTCAAAATGGGCGGATGAGCGTTCTATGTCTAAAAGTCTCGGAATTGATGAATTGAGTTAAAAAGTAAATTAACTAATATATTTAAAACCCTGAGACTTTAAAACCTCAGGGTTTTTTTATTTGGGCTGTTGGTATAGCTGGCTAACACACGACACTTGCACTGTCGAATCCCCGGTTCGAAGCCGGGACGGTCCACAAAAATTGTTCTTTGACATATTGGTGAATAAATTGTTTACGTAACTCAGTGGTAGAGTTCTGACCTGATACGTCAGCTGTCGTTGGTTCGAATCCAGCCGTAAACACAAAATTGGTGATGTAGCTCAGATGGTAGAGCGCTACCCTGAAGAGGTAGGCGTCGGCGGTTCGAGTCCGTCCATCACCACAATGACCTCGTAGCTCAGTTGGTTAGAGCACCTCACTTTTAATGAGGGAGTCAATGGTTCGAGTCCATTCGGGGTCACAATAATAAAGTAAAAAATGTACAATAAAATGATTACCTTTATCGTGCAAAAATAACTTTAGTATGCTGCGGTAGTGAAGAGGTTAACACGTATCACTTTCTATGATAAGGCCGGGGTTCGATTCCCCGTCGCAGTACCAAATACAAGTTAGGCTATGGCAGCCAAATGGTCTCCAAAACCATAGGAGAAGGTTCGATTCCTTCAATTTGTGCAAATTTAAAAAACAAATATTATGGCAAAAGGAATTTTAGAATTTGATTTAAATGACCCAGATGATGCTATGGCACATTTAAGATGTGTAAAATCAACAGACATGGCATTATCATTATGGGATATTATTTACGAAGTTAGAAAAGGAACTAAACGTGAACTAGAAGGTAACGAAGCATCAACCGATGCTGAATTTGAATTACATGAAAAAATATTCAATAAAATATTTGAAACACTTGATGAACGTGACATTAATATTGATAACTTAATTAATTAAAATCATGGAAACCGAAAAATTAGAGTTTATTTTGAAAATGCAATCACAAAATGAACAGATAAAAGAAGAAAGAAAGAAACGGGTAAAAGAATATTGGGAAACACTACCAAAAATTAACAACCCAACCGATGTTCCTGAGCTACCAAGAGTGGATATACAGGAATGGAAAGATTTCTACGTTCCAAAACTAATAGAAGCTGGTGCGATTGCTAAAAAAGATTTAATTGAAGGTCAGATCTATATTGGTGATCACAGACGAGCAACTGTCGCTAAATGGGTTGGAAAAGAATTCGTTTATAACAGAGAAAAATTTGGTAACATTTATGAAGATAAATGTAATCACTTTGAAGACGATGATGGTTTTGCATTATTTGTCCCAATTAGATTTGGTACTGAAGAAGAATATAAACAAAATCGTCTATTATAGATGGTAATTGGATTTATGGTGTAACGGATAGCACCTAACACTACGGATGTTAAAGTTAAGGTTCGAATCCTTATAGATCCTCAAAAATGGTTAAGTTGGTCTTGGAGGCCGGTGTGACTGCAAATCTCACGGAGTTGGTTCGATCCCGACCTTAACCTCAAATACATGGTGATTGTAGCTGAAATGGTAAAGCACCTGATTGTGGTTCAGGCGATTGTGGGTTCGATTCCCACCCTTCACACTTATATTGCGGGATGCGTAGAAAATGGTCATCTCATCGGTCTCATAAGCCGAGGTTCTGGGTTCGAGTCCCAGTCCCGCAACTTTTTTTAAAAAAAAATATGTATTTTATTTTTTTTATTGAAAAACATTTATACATTTGCAAAAGAAATATAGCGGGGTAGAGCAGAGGTAGCTCGGAAGGCTCATAACCTTTAGGTCGTCGGTTCGAATCCGGCCCCCGCAACCAAGTTTTCCAATATTGTACTTTAACAAATTTGGTGGTGACCCGGTGTATTAATGCCCCCTTAGCTCAATTGGTAGAGCAGCTGTTTTGTAAGCAGCAGGTTATTGGTTCAAATCCGATAGGGGGCTCTTTGTTTTTTTTTAATTTTTGTTATATTTATATGTATAAAAACATTTAATTATGGGAAATTTTAATAACGAAAAAAAACACCACTACATTTATAAAACAACCAATAAAATAAATGAAAAGTTTTATATTGGAATACATTCAACAAATAATCTAAATGATGGTTATTTAGGAAGTGGGTATAAATTAAAAAGGTCAATTAACAAATATGGTAAAGAAAACTTTAAGATTGAATACTTAGAATTTTTTAATACTAGAACCGATTTAGTTAATAAAGAAAAGGAAATAGTAAATGAAGATTTGTTAAAAGACACAATGTGCATGAATTTGGTTTTTGGTGGTAATGGTGGGCATGTAAGTCCGGAGGGTGTTAAAAATGGTGGTAAATATAGCGGAAACTTACATTCAATTAGAATTAAAACCGATGATGAATATAGAAAACACCACACAGAAAGATTTGTCAATATAGTTAAAAAATGTTGGGAAGAAGGTAAATATAAAAATAGACCTGATTGGACTGGTAAAAAACACAAAGCAGAAAGTAAAGAAAAAATAGGATTGGCCAGTTCATTAAAACAAAAAGGAGAAGGTAATTCTCAATTTGGCACATGTTGGATAACTAATGGTACTGAAAATAAAAAAATAAAAAAAACCGATAAACTTCCAAAAGGTTGGAGTTATGGTAGAAGATAAAACATAGGATTAATTACCCTATGTCTGACAGGTTCGAAACTGTCGATTGATTATGGTGTAAAGGCGCACAGAGGAACGGAGTATATGGTGTTAACGTAGAAAGGGGACTCAGGATTAAGGTTCGAATCCTTTTTAATCAGCAAAACAAATGAAGACTGTGGTGTGACCCCACGGTATATGAATCCCAAAATGGTCCTGTTGAAGCCGGAATAGTCATACAGGTCAGGGTAGAGTCGCTATAAGTCGGGAGTAATTAACCAATTGACGAAAATGTGGCCACCGATTTATCGGTCATGATGCACAGAGGGTGTGAAAAATTTGTTTTAATTTGGTCTCATAGTTAATCGGCTATAATATTGCCCTGTCACGGCAAAGTGCCGGGTTCGATTCCCGGTGGGACCGCGGTGAGTAAGAGATACTCAATAGATTTGACATCGTTTCTTAAACAAAGATGTAGTTGACGCCCAAAACAACTTAAAAGATGGGGTCGTGGGGCTAAAGACAGTCAACAAGTCTCCCAGTAGTTGTGACGTTTTAAGCGGTAAGACGCGATGGGTTTTTCAATAGGAAAAACTATGGATATCTACTCACTCGAATCTCAAGGTGGGACAATTGGAAGAGTGGACAGTTGGTTGTCGAGCGGTCTTGAAAACCGTCGCTCGGAAACGGGTTGCAGGTTCGAATCCTGTCTCTTCCGCAATTCGACGACATTTAGGGTGATTTAGTATCTAGATTACTCTTTGTAACGATTACGTGTTTAACCGATATACCGTGTTAAACTTTAAGTTCGACAGGTAAAAACTAAGTGGTTCGGAATTTGACTGAAACAAGGTGACTTGGTCTTTGAAGTATTCAAACGATTTATCGTTGTAGGTACTGAATAACAAGAAGATAAACTAAGAACATCATCGTATGAAGTTTACCTAGAGAAATTTATAAAACGATGACTGCTCGGAAAGACGGGCTCATTTATGATCAGGTGGCGAAATGGTAAAGCGCTCAAGGCATTGGGAGATGCGGTTCGAATCCGTTGTTGTAGGAGGCATCCGAAGCGAGTATGGTACTATTGTAGGTTCGATCCCTACCCTGATTACAGGTCGTCTTTTTACATTGCTCCCGTTTGTGAGTTAACTTTAGAGACGTAAAAAACATAAAGTAATGCGATTCAAATCCTTTTGGAGTTTATGGTAAAACACCAGTCCATTTCCTTACCGAAGGAGGTTTCCGGACTTAAAATAGAAGCCTCAAACGTCAGTGAGAAGTAGGGACATATAAGTTTTACCTGAACTTTGTCCCGAATTGGCCCTGTCGACTATCGGTTAGGTCGCCAGGTTTTCATCCTGGAAAGTCGGGTTCGACTCCCGGCAGGGCTACTAAACATTATTAATATGAAAAAATTAATTTTATTATTGATTGTGATTACCTTTATGAGTGGATGTACGGTATTACCGGGTAAATTATCAACTCACGAAAGAAAATTATGGATACATCAAAATTATCCAAAGAAATATTACTATAAACAATACCCTAATCGTCGGGAGAGAATAAGACGAGGAAGAACATACTCACCATATTTTAGAAATGGTAGATATTAACTAAATTAATTTACAACTAAAGAGACATTGACTTAGTAACCCTGTGGTGGCACACATAAACTGTATCAGTGAAAAGTTGAGGTGATAGACCACCATGTTGTAAATTATTATTTTATTCACCTAATATTTATAAGCATGGCAAAGTTTACAATTACAGAAGAAGAAAAAGACGAAATATTAGGTCAACATAAAAAAGAGGCATCTGATGATTCGGAATCAAGACGTGTATTAGACACAACATTAAGTAGCATGGATTTTACTCGTTTAAAATCTAAAGGATTAACACCTTACTACTTTGACCGTGATTCAAACAATTTTGGTATAGTTGAATTAAATAAAGTGGTTAAACCGTCTGCGTTTAATAAACCAAAAGAAGTGTTTTTATTAACACAAGATGAGTACGAGAAGATCAAAAAATTATCCGATAACATAAAGGAAATGGTCAGTCTTAAATTGAAACAAATTGAATTATATAAAGAATATATTCCTGCTGTTATGCAAGAAATAATAAAAAAAAATAAAAAATAATAAAAAATATTTGGTTTCAATTGAAACTTTTAATATATTTGCATATACTTATTAAACGATGAAGAATTTAAATAACATACAACTATTGTCTAACAGACCCCTTAACAGTGGTAATGGGTATGGTGTGCAACCGTTATATCAAATAAGTTCGGATATTAATACAATGTAAATTTAATACATAATATATTTTAAACCCGGACAAATTAAAAAATGTTCGGGTTTTTTGTTTTAGTTAGAAAAATTATTACATTTGTATCGTTCTTTGACATTGTGAGAAAGTTTAAATGCCCAGGTGATGAAATTGGTAGCACATGCCAGACTTAAAATCTGGTGGGCCGTAAGGCCCGTGCGGGTTCAAGTCCCGCTCTGGGTACGAAGCTTAGTTCGTACTATACTCGCGAAGAGGAGGAAGTGCATTTTTGGTTCCATAGCTCAATTGGATAGAGCAACACACTTCTAATGTGTAGGTTTCAGGTTCGATTCCTGATGGGATCACACCGGTGGTAGTTTTGAGGTTGACGAATTCTACATAAAAAAAATAATTCATCCACTACTAGGTGTGGGAAAGTTGGTAATCCGCGTGGTTTGGGACCACGAGACCGCAAGTTCGAGCCTTGCCACTTAGACGAGATGGTGATCAACCAATTCCGCGACCAAAATGTATACAAAACAGTGGAAGGTGACAAACGGGGAAAGACCCGTACACACCCAGATGGCGTAATGGTAGCCGCGCCGGTCTTAGAAGCCGGTGTCGAAAGACGTGAGAGTTCGAGTCTCTCTTTGGGTACAAAAATTGGCCTGTCGTATAAGGGTTATTACGGTTGACTGTTAATCAACTTATGAAGGTTCGATTCCTTCCGGGCCAGCAAAAAGTTTAACCATATAAGGTCGAATAAGATGACAGACGAAAGTTATCTCTTGAGGGTAAAATGAAAAGATTAGTAGAGTGGTACTACGGGGTGACGGCCCAGTCGCAGGTTCGATTCCTGTATCGAAGTAATTTGAGTGTAAAGGTAAAAGGTATTAATAGCGGTCTAAAAACTGGGTTAAACTTTGATATGGGAGCATCGCATAGCGGCAATTGCAGAAGACTGTAAATCTTCCCTCTCCGAGTTCGTAGGTTCGAGTCCTACTGCTCCCACAATTATTAATTAAAATGAGTTACCTATCTGATGAGGGAATCAGGGCCTGCCGGTAAGCCAGGTGTCGAAAGACTGAGGTTAGTAAGTGTTATCAAAACTGCAGTAATGATACATATGGTTCGAATCCCCCGTAACTCACAAAAAAACAAATTATGGCGACATTAGAAACACAGTACAAGGATTTTTTGGTTAAAAACCCAACTTCAACATTTACATTTGAAGAATGGAAAAACGACCACGGGGTTAAGATTGCAAAAGCAGTTGAACGTTCTTCCTCACTTAAGAAAATTATTGATGAGATTAGAACACCCGAATACAAGGAGAAAAGACTGAAGGAAAGAATGGAATCAAAAGAAAGATTAACGGCAGAGTATCAGTTTGGGTATTATGTTGGTGAAGAAATTGTAACAAGACATTTACCAACGATCACAACAGATATGCAAAGGTCTCGTAATCAAATTAAGGTTTCAGATGAAGATGCGGCTGAAAGTGAACGTTTACATGATGAGTGGTGGAACACTGGGAAATATCGTAAGAACCATGATGAGGCAGTAAATAAAGAGCATTGGAAAGCATACCGTAAACATTATGTGTCATTAGAAAAAAAATATCTTCCAAATCCACTTAAATGTAACATCGATTTATTGAACATTCGTGATGAGAAAGAATTCAAAGATGGTTTAATTCATTCATTATGGAATTGTGATATGTGTACTTACAGTTTAAAACCTGAGGACATTAAGATCTATGATGATGAAGATTTATTTTTCACCATAATTGAATTTGTTCTAAGGGATGATGAGCAAAGATAATAATTTGGACTTATAGCTCAGATGGTTAGAGCAGGTCGCTCATAACGACAAGGTCACAGGTTCGAGCCCTGTTTGGTCCACAAAATTTGGAAAGTTAGCTCAGTTGGTTCAGAGCACCTCGTTTACACCGAGGGGGTCATAGGTTCGAATCCTATACTTTCTACTAAGATGAATAGAACACACACGGTGTTAGTGATTGCAATTAAAAGTTCTCATATCGGTATTAAAAGTCCGATGTTCATCTTAAAACGCAGAAGTAGCTCAATTGGTAGAGTTCTAGACTTCCAATCTAGTTGTTGCGGGTTCGAGCCCCGTCTTCTGCTCCGTGGAACTTTTGTTCTTTTTCTTGGTATTTATTATTAAAGAATAGTAAATGCCAAGAAGACAAAAGGATTATCATTACATTTATAAAACAACAAATTTAATAAATGAGAAATATTATATTGGAATGCACTCAACTGATAATTTGAACGACGGATATATCGGTAGTGGTAAACAATTATGGTATTCAATAAACAAATATGGTAAAAAGAATTTTAAATGTGAAATTTTAGAATTTTTACCTGATAGAATTAGTTTAAAAGAAAGAGAAAAAGAATTAGTTAATGAAGAACTTTTACAAGATGAAAAATGTCTTAACCTAGCCTTTGGTGGTGAAGGTGGATTTATATCGGTAGAAGCTTATAAAAAAGGGGCTAAAAGAATGTTAGAAATTATTTGGAAAGATGAAGATTTTAGAAAAAGAAAATCAGAATGGAAATCCAAACATTCAAAAGAATTATGGGAAAAAGGTATATTAAAATATAAAGATAATTGGTCCGGTAAAAAACATAGAGAAGAAACTAAAAGAAAAATTGGTGAAGCTAATTCAATAAAACAAAAGGGTGAAAATAATTCACAATATGGTAGTTGTTGGATTACAAATGGGATTGAGAATAAAAAAATAAAAAAAGGTGACATTATCCCAAATAATTGGTGGTTAGGTAGAATAAATAAATTGTCGGTGCCCAAAGGGTAAAGGACGTGGTATGGGACTTGTTCCCTCAAACTCAATACCGTAAGTTGAGCGGCCAATCTACGGGATTGGCTTTATTGTCCGATGGTGTAATGGTTAACACAACTGTTTTTGGTACAGTCGTTCCAGGTTCGAGTCCTGGTCGGATAACAAAAGGAAAGTTACCCAAGTTGGTGAAGGGGTCACATTGCTAACGTGATAGGGTGTAACAGCCGCGAGAGTTCGAGCCTCTCACTTTCCGCAATTAATAATAAACTTGAAACAATGGATATCATAAATAGAAAAGTTAAATTCGAATATGAAGTAATTGAAACATTTACCGCCGGCATGAAATTATTTGGAAGTGAGATCAAATCAATTCGTGCTGGTAAGGTATCCATGGTAGATACCTTTTGTTTCTTTAAAGAAAATGAATTATTCGTTAAGGGAATGAACATATCAAATGATGGTGTTGTTTTCGCTCCCAACGCAACAAGAGATCGTAAATTATTATTGAATAAAAAAGAATTAAAATCTTTAAATAATGATTTAGTAGATGGTTTGTCTATCATCCCTTACCGAATATTTCTTAACGAAAACGGGTTTGCTAAGTTAGAAATCATATTAGGGAAAGGAAAAAAATTATATGATAAACGCCAGAGTATCAAGAAGAAAGATATTGAAAGAGATTTAAAAAGAGAAAATTTTTAATTTTTTTTTAAAAAACGCTTTGTTTTTCGGAAAAAGTGTTTTACATTTGCACACAACATTACAACAACAATAATTAACAACATAATTTTACAACATGGAATTGACAAAAAACATCGTCGCCTTACAAAAAGGTCTTGTAGTACCATCTAACGACGGGATGGATAATAGAATAGCTGTAGCAACAGTACAATCACACTTAATGGGATTGGGTTACATGTTAGATCAAGACGCATTCGCAGAATTAGCAAAATCAGATTTATCGGTTATTGAAAACTTCAACAATGAAGTAATCGCGTACTTAAATAATATTTTAGGTGGTAAACGTGAATATAAACCATTGTACAAAAACTTTCCACAAGAAGTAATGTCAATGAGTGACTTTGAATTATACTTCAACGCAATCATACATTACTGGTCAAATGGTACTTGGGAACCATCAACTGCTGAATTTGAAAAATCAATTAAATTTGAGAACATCAAATACACAATGATTGGTTACGCTACTGAAGAAAGATTTTCAAGAATTTTTACTGATTTAGTTTCTATTAACACATCTTTGATGCCACAAGACATGGCAATTATTCAATGGTTTGTGAATAGCGGTGAGAAACTTGTTTTCCCAGATGTTATTCCATTCAAAGAGAATCTTTGTACATTGGCATCGATGGGGATTGAAGGTTTGCCGGTTAAAACAACAACAGATGTTTTAAGAATCGCTGTGTCATTATCTGGTGGGGATATTTCATTACCTAAATTACCATTTAAAGAAGTTCGAGCAAGTCGTTGGTCTACTCAAAAAGTAGCTAACCCAATTAGAGATTTGTTTAAATTTAAAAAGTTCACTCGTAAAGAGAGAAAATACCTTTTAGGTTTATTGGAACAAACTAATTGTGACGCTAGAGAAATGGTTCTTAGAGATCAAAGATGGGTTCGTTTAGGTGAAATTTTACATCCTGGTGAATATGCTTCTCGTTTTCCAAAAGCGGCCGCTGCATTTAACAAGATCAGAAATGAGAAAGTTAAATCATGGTACGGTATATTGGATGATTCATTCAAGAGAAGTTTGGAAGATGGGTTGAAAGTTCTTGCACAAAGACCAGGTGAGTTCTCACGTAGAATTGATTGGTTAATTAGAACTAACCCTAAAGATCTTGATTTAATTCTTGGGTATTTTAACGAAGCTGTGAAAACAACTTCTAATAAAGTATTGTTTGAAGTATATGGTCATTTCGAAGGTCGTTTAGAACCAAATAATAACCGTTCAGTTATGGTTAAAGGGGCGAGAAAACGTACTGAGTTACCTTCTTTACCTGCCATTAAACCGGAGATTGTTGAAACGATACATTCTAAATTGTTTGAATCACTTAGAGATAAGTTTTCAACTTTAGAACCATTGGGTAATTGTTGGATTGATGAAGAATTGAAAAAGATTCCGTTACCAACAAATATGAGAAGTATGAACTTCACAACTAAACCAATTTTACGTGGTCAAAGAACGCCATTGGATAACCCTAATGCGAAAGTTATTAGACCGTTTATTCACTGGTTCGACAAAACTGGTAATGAAGATTTGGATTTAAGTGTTACTTTTGTTGGTGATTCAACTAATGTACTTTCTTTCAGTAATATGAAACATGGTAATTCTGTTCACTCTGGTGACGTTAGACATAGACAAGGGGCTTGTGCTGAGTATATTGATATTGATATTGCTGATGCAAAATCACGTGGAGCTAAATACGCGATCATTGATGTGAGAAACTACAATGGTCGATCATTGAAATCTGTGGAATCAATGTTTGGTATTATGGAAAGAGAATTCCCAGAATCAAATAAAACTTGGTTGCCAGAGACTATGGTTAATGCACAATTATTGGAATCTGAATCATCTAATACATTAATTGCTATTATTGATTTATACACTAAGGAATACATTATGTTAGATATTGATTCTGATGGCGCAGTTACAGCAAGAGGTGACGTTAAGAATACTTTGAAGATGATTGAGCAATATGCAAAACCACCAAAGGTAAGTGTATATGATTTAGTTCTATTACACGTTGAGGGAAGAGGTAGACAAGTAACATTAGATTCTAATGTTGACACCTACTTCAAATTCGAAGACTTTATGACTTCGTATGAACAAACAGGAAAATTAATGGGTGTGTAACATCACCCATTATTAAAATATATTGTGGCTATGTGCTATGTTACTTCTAAACTTTTAATTGGTAAAAACATACATACACTCTTTCCACTTTTTTAAAATATTATTGCGGCTACGTGAGATTCCAATAGGATAACCAACACCAATTACTTGAGACGGGATGTTTCAACTGATTGGATACAGATAGGGGAAAGTACAGGAACAAAGGTCTTACTTCTAACATACATAAAAGATAACACGTTAGACACACTTTTTCCGCAAAACTTATAAACGGCTATACATATTCTTACTTCTATCCAAACTTTTAATTTGACAATAGATTTGTAGTTTCCGTTTTTTATTACGTTCTTTGAAAAAAATATTTGGCTATAGCTTGTGTTACTTCTATATGGTTAATCTTGGTTCGAATCCAAGTCATACCTGTAACAGGGTAAGATTTTTACACAACTAATCTCCAAATACATTATATTTTAATGGCTATGTGGGCGTGAATTGGTATAATATATACATAACAACCACGGACTGGTTACTTCTACATCATCTGCGGGGAACTCAGCTTCGCCGCAACCATAACAATTAACCAGCACAGTTTCCATTAAAATTTTAAATCGGCTACACAAAATCTTACTTCTATATCAAACTACAAATTTGACTTTTTATAGATTAGTGATTTCCGATTAATTTAAAATGAGGGTGGTAGCTCAGTTGGTAGAGCACGTATTCACTGGTTTAATTACCGTTTATATGGCTATATTCACAGTTACTTCTATTAGGCTGTTAACCTCGTGGTCGTGAGTTCGAATCTCACCCACCCTCCTATAATAAACAATAAACAACAATTAAAACAACAAAAAATGGCAACATCAAAAACAACAGATGAAAAAGTAAGAGAATTGTTCAATACAGTTCAAGAAAAAAAATTAGCGATTGAGAAAGCAGAAAGACCATGTTGGTTAACTGGCGGTATGTTTGGTTATTCACCAAATTCAGCTCATGAGCGTGTAAACATTCAAACAATATTAGATACAAGGAAACTTGTTGACATGTATGCGTTTCTATTAGATCGTAAAAATAAATCTGAAGATGCTAGTAAAGAACTAGGCGTTGATTATAATTTTACATGGTTAGGATTTACTTTAGATGAATGGAAGAATGACTTCCAAACAAGAGTTAATCAAATTTCAATTCAAGAAAAACGTAAAGAATTGGCCGAAATTGAAGCTCGTTTAAATGCAATTATTTCACCAGAATTAAAAGCACAAATGGAACTTGAAGCAATTTCTGAGATTCTTGGAAAATAGTTTCTTGGTGTCTTAAAACCAAGTGGTGGAAGCGTCGTCCTTAAACTGTCGGCCCCAATAAAGGATCAAAGAAATTTGGTCCTTTTTTTTGTTTTTTAAATAAAAAATAGTATATTTGACATATGAGAGTTACACTTATTTCGGATACCCACACAAGACATGGGTTAATTCCAATGGACGATTTACCTGGTGGTGATCTATTACTTCATGCGGGAGACCTCATGAATTCTGGTTATAATAAAAACGATATTGAAGATTTCTGCACATGGTATGATTCACTAAAACAATATGATAATAAAATATTCATTGGTGGTAATCATGATAGAATGTTCCAAGATGACCCTGAAAAATCTATGGAAATTGTTAAATCATATAAAACGATTGATTATTTACAAGACGAGTGGATTAAGGTTGGCGATGATGATAATATGGTCAAAATATACGGTTCACCTTGGCAACCAGAATTTTATGGTTGGGCGTTTAATTTACCTAGAAATGGTATTGAGCTAGCTGGTAAATGGGAAGCTATTCCTGATGACACTGATATTCTTATTACACATGGGCCAGCACATGGCACGTTAGATACCGTTGTAGGTAGACCTTGGGATGCTTTAGGTTGTGAATTATTGACCGAAAGAATCGAACGTTTAAAACCAAAGATCCATTTGTGTGGGCATATACATAGTGGTTATGGTTACGAATTTAAAGATGGTACCCATTTCTTCAATGCATCAGTATTAGATGAGAGATATGAATACACACAGAAACCAATGACTTTTGATTGGAATCCAATTACAAATACAATAAATTTTATATAGATGAATAACACAGTTTCAGTAGTAATCTCAACAAGAGAGATTAATGACGAGTACATCAAGCACGTCAGTAAAGCATTTTCACACCCTAAGACAGAAATTATCGTTTTTGAAAATAGTGGCGAGTATTCTTTACCACAACTTTATAATAAAGCATTAGATGAAGCTCAGAATGATATCATTGTTTTTATGCATGATGATTTGATTTTAGAAACTTCTAATTTTACTAACAAAATCATTAAGATGTTTGAACGTAACCCAGAATATGGTATTATTGGGATTGCTGGGACAACAGATCTTTTGAATGGTAAGTGGTGGGATTTGAAAGAATCGATGGTCGGTCAGGTTTCACATGTAAAAGATGGTAAACGATGGACAAACAAATATTCTGGAACATTCGGAACTGATTTAAAAGAAGTCGTAACTATTGATGGTTTATTATTCGCGGTTAGTAAATCAAGAATTAAAGAACGTTTTGATGTTGAATTCCCGGGGTTTCATTTTTATGAAGTACCATTCTGTTTAACCAACCATGTTAATGGTGTTAAAGTTGGTGTTACAACACAACTTAAAGTGACTCATAAATCAGTTGGAGAAACAAACGAACAATGGGAAGAAAACAAAAAATTGTTTGAAACCAAATTCAAAGATATTTTACCAGTTAGATTAACCGATAATAAAACACTTGCTGAGAAAATGATTATTGATTGGGATAAAGTTGGTGTTGCTATGGTCACATATAATTCTGAAGATAGAATTAAACAAAGTGCATTTACTGTTCCAGACAAACTTAAACATTTTTACATTGTTAATGATGGTACACCATATTCTGAAGGTTGTTACCCGGAAAATGCCACGATAATCCAACATGAAACAAATAAAGGGGTCGGTGGGGCAAAAAACACCGCATTACAAGCATTAATGGACGCTGGGTGTGAACATTTATTCTTAATGGAAGACGATGTCTTAATTAAGGATTCAAATGTATTTGACGCTTATATTCTAACTTCGGTTATTACAAATGTAAAACATTTAAACTTTGCATTGCAAGGACCAGCAAACATGAAAAGAAAGGAAGGCTTTGAATCATTAGCTGGTGGATCGGAACCAAATCCAAGACAGGTAATCAAATATCCAGAAGGAATTGCTTTAGCGTTATATCCAAATTGTGTTGGTGCATTTTCATATTATAGAAGAGAAGTTATTGAAACAATCGGCATGATGGATCCTGGTTTTAAAAATGCTTGGGAACATGTTGACCACACATATATGGCGGCTAAAAAGAATTTAACAACACCATTCTGGTGGTTTGCTGATATTGCTGATTCTGGTAACTTTTTAGATAACATTGAAAATTGTATTGAAGAATCAACTATTAGAACATCTGAAACATTCTCTGATGATTTTAAAAACTCATCAATGCATTTCTTGAAAAAACATAAGATGATGCCGAGAGAAATCCCATTAGCTAATCCAGAGCAAATCAACGGATTAATACAATTTTTGTATTCTTCTAGATAAAGATATATTTATAAATAAAATAAAAAACTAAAATACTATGACTATGTTACTAATTATCCTTGCAGGTTTATTAATAGGTGCTTCAACTATCTACTTTTTAATGAAGAAAAACGTTATTAAAGACGAAGACAATAATGGAATTCCAGATTCAATCGATGAAAAAATCGCTGACGTTAAAGAGACCGTTGAGGTGGCTAAGAAAAAAGTTAAACGTGTTAAGGAAGAAGCCGCAGATGTTGTTAAAGCAGCTAAAGAAGTTGTTAAACAAGCTAAAGATGTTGCAGATGCTGCTAAAGGTGAAACTAGAAAAGGTAGAAAACCAAAACAAAAATAATTTTTGATACTTTTAATAATAAAAAGGGTTAAGATTTTGTTTTAACCTTTTTTTTTATATCTTTGCATAAATAAATTTACCTAATGGGGATGTCTTGGAATTGATTTCAGGTGTCAGGGGTAAATGGCACGTAGTCAGACTTCATCTATGACTTAAATACATGGTGGAAACTTTTAGACGGAAACGTTTACAACAACATGGAAGTAGCTGGTTTACTAGCAACTTCTGAAGTAGCAGTAGCCTAAGCGCTAAACTACACCGGGTCGAATAGTATATAACCTAGGAACAGAAGCTATCAAGGTGCGGTATCACCCTAAAATTACCAGGAGTCTCGTTCAGGGTGCTACTTTAACACAAGTGAATCCGACACAGTTATTGGTAACGATGTCAAAATAGGAACCAATTATTTGTCAGTTGAGAATTAACTGAATAAACGTGTAGTCATTTATTGTTGAGCAGGAAAGACAGCGGTTCGAATCCGCTCATCTCCACTAAAATAACCTATCTTCGGATAGGTTTTTTATTTGGTACCTATATAAACGAACAAAAGGTCCTAAGACCCTTTGCCGAGATAAGTAACACCTCCTTTTCGTTTAATTTTCAAGTTATTGTTTAACGGTGACCAAACCGCTTCAACTCTAACTATAAATATCTAACTTTAACTATTTCTTTCTAAAATCTAACAAAGATTTACGTAATAATTTCTTTACTGATTCTTGTAAGATATCTAACTTTTCTTTTTCTTTGATAATAACACCATCAGTGCCTTGAATATTATCTGGTTGTGTTGCCGTAACTGCTGGTTCAACTTTTGTTGCATCAGATTTACCACCTAACAACGCAATAATTGTTTTCGAGCCAACAATACCATCATCCTTTAAACCATTATCTTTTTGGTATTTCTTAACCATACCATCGGTTTTTGGTCCGAAATTTCCGTCTGATTTACCAGAATTACTAACGTCATTATAACCTAAACCAATTAAAAGATCTTGAATCTTAGTAACTATAGAACCTTTGGCTCCAATTTTAACAGATTTAGTTCCGTTTTTTATATCACTAAGTTTTATTGATATGGTATTAGAGCCAACACTAGCCTCACTATTTGAGTTTTTAACCCACTCTTTTGTTTTAGATGAATAAGAGTATCCATCATCTGTGTTAATTCTGAAGTTATTGTTACCCTCGCACACCCATTTACCTTTAAACGAGTTGGACGTTGTTGGTGACTTAACGTTCCCTTCTTTCACTCTGAAATCACCATCACCCCAAAAAAACCATTTCTGATTCTCAAGTTTTATCGTTACTTGTTTTGGGTCACTTGTTTTTTTAACCCTATTGTCACCACTAAAAAGACAGCCAAAAACAGATGACTGTTGTGTTGTTTTAATTGGTGTGGTTGTTACGGTGTCTTTACCACTACCGCCACAATATGTTGAATTAGAAAATAAATCACAAGCATAAAAAGTAAAAAAATCTTTTAATGTTTTATGGTATTTTCCATTATTAATCATTGATTCCCATAATACTTTAACATTTTCTTCGTTTGAAAAATAGTTTTTAATGAATGAACCATAACTACCATTATAAAGTTTTAACTGTTTTAACCCCTGAAATAAACTAATTCTATTTTCTTCCATTATTAATTTTTATTTAGTTGTTTTTTTAATTCTTCTGGGTTATCAAAATTTAATTTTTCATCTGCATTATTTGTAAACTCACCACTTGATGATTTAAGGTTAGGTAATGATGGTAACGCATCCGATGCTTTAACCCCAGTTTCCCTCTCAAAATAACGCTTAAATGTCAAAACATATGCCGAACCAACTAGTGCTAAACTTATTAAAGTTTTCCATAATATTAATTGTACAGTCGTTTTACCAGCCTCCTTAACATTACCTGTTGGGTTTTTAGTAAATGACGCCCACCCACGTTGAATCCAACCATAATTTTTTTCATTTAAATATTTAACTAAACCATTCCCTTCTTTAATTATTTCACTAGTTGAAACATCAGCTAATCTTCCATATTCTAATTTCAATAGTTGTGTGATTTTATTATTAAAACCTAAAGCATCCACCCTATGCATAAATGCTGCAGCTTCTGGGCTAGATTTTGCGGTATTTAAAATGATTTCATCTGCATTTGGTGGTAATTCGTCAGTTGTAATTGGTTTAATATTATTTTTTGGTTTTGGTTTTAATACTGAATTTTGTTTAGGGGCGGCTGGTTTTGGTGCTGCTGGTTTAGGTACCATCGTTTTCCCACCAGCACTTGTAGAAACATTAGTTTTTGTTTTTCCCGACGCTAGTTTTGCTGCGCGATATGTTGACATAACATCACTAGTAAGTTCAGGATTAAGACCAACAGCTTCTAGTTCAAATGTTGCTTTTTTTGATCCAGAAATTGTGGATAAATTATATTTATTTAAAATCCCATTAATTTTTCTTTTTTGTTTTTCGTAAATAGTTTTTGCTAGAGCGGTTCTAACTGTCGACATTTCTGCTTTTCCAAGTATTGCTTGTATTTCTTGATCAGTTGCTCTAGCTAATTTTTTACCTAACTGTTTTTCAGTGGATGTTATTAAATTTTTTTCTAATGCACCGAATAAATTAGCTAACTGCTCCTCAATTACTTCAGAAGAACTTAATGATACCCCAATATTCATTATTTCTTTAATTCTGTTAATATCTTCTAATATTATGTTTCTATCCATTACTGTCTTTTATTTATTTTTTTTTATTTTTATTTTCTTTTAGGGACATATATACCATTCACTAACTCAAATTCATCATCTTTACGAATAGTAGGTTTTATTTTTGAATTAAATAATCTATTAGATAAATCATCTTGTGGTTGAACTAATTTATCATACACTTTATTATAACCATACCCAGCGGCGCCATAAACTGCTAAATCTTTAGCAATGTTACCTACGACTTTACCTGTTTTTTTCGCGGTATTTGTTGTTACTTTCTTTATCGCTTGTTGTTTTAATTTCTTTTCCGCGGCCAATCTGGCTGCTTTTATTGAAATTTCTTCTGCGGTTTTCTTAAGTTCTGTCTGAACTAACATTTTGTTTCTAGCGATACCATTTAGAACCGTAATTTCTTGTGGGTTTGTTATCTTTAACCCTTTTGATAATTTATCAGCTAACAATGTCATTCCTTTAGTCCCTAATTGTTTAACCCCCGGGATTTTATTTAATAACGTACCCACACCAGGTATAATTGCAAACATTGCAGATAAGCCAGCAGATTTCATATCACCTTCATCATAATAAAGTTTAGCGTCATAAAGACCAAATCCAGCCGCAACACCAATACCAATCCAACCAAGACCACCAGTTGCTAATCCAGCCGCAATACCTAAAATAGTGTTACGTGTATGAGGATCCATATTGATAATGTCATTAACTAATTTTTTATTATCAGCATTTGCTTTTTGTGCCCCAGCATATGTGCTATATTGTCTATCTAATTGTCTGGTAAATGCGGTTTCTTGTTCCCATAAAGTATTTGCTTTACCACGTGTTGGTTGAGTACCTTCCACGTCTTTCCATCTAGTTACCGCAATTTGATTTGCTGGACCACGATTAATCCCGCTCTCCCAATGTGGCATCCCGGTTTTCTTTTCCCCATCACTAGATGTACCAGATTCTGGTGCACCTTCTTCCCCCTCTTCACTAAGTTCCTGAGATTTTGCGTGTAATTTAACTAACTGTTGTAGCTGTTTTTCGCTAATTATTAATTTCATACTTTATAAATATCAATATATTTGGGTTTCTTTGATTGATATCTAGAAAATATACACATTTTAGATATTAAAATAAAGAATTATATCTAAGGTCTCTATTCATCATAAAGAGAAGGGTTCTCTTTCGCGAACATTTTGATATATTGACCTGCTTTAGCATTAGCTTCGTCTTCAATTTCACCCCCAATATCTGGTGGTTTTACATTCAGTCTACCTTGTTCAAATTGTTTGTGGTGTACCATTTCATGTGCAACACTACGCATAACGTCCACTAGCATCCTATTCTTACCATTTACACGAATGATTTTAGTCTCTGCAGCATAATTATAATGTGCGGTGGTTTTAAGGTCTTGTCGACCATTTTGAATCATAACCTTAGGTGATTTTTTTAGGTCTAGCTCTTTTTTAACGAATTTAACAAAGTCCGTTAAAAGTTCTTTCTGTTTGTCATTTAGGAATCCCATATTGATAAATATCACAAAATTTTTTCTTCAGGTAAACCATTATGCTTAATATATTCTTCTAAAACATCAATTATCGTGTCTTCATCAAGATCGTCAAGGTCTTCAATAATTGTTGGTGAATAATATTCGATATCAAGTCGGCTTAATGTCAAGACTCGATAAAAATCGTCACGGTCTTTCCTTGTTGAAAATTCAACATACAAATCCGTGTTTTCTTCGTTTAAGTAAAATTCTCGTATAACC